GGACCACTCCCGGTGGCCGTCCCTCGACGGCCGTTGATGGGGTGGGGTGGGGGGAGGGACCCGATCGGGTGACCGAGTCCCTCGTGTCCTGCTCAGGCGGCCTGAGTGCTGACCTCGGTGGTCTTGCCCTTGGCCTCCCATGCCTTGACCGCTGCATCATACTCAGCGTCGGTCGGCTCCCGGAGGGTGAGGTAGCCAAGCTCAGCGAAGAAGGTCACGTCGCTGACGATCAGTCCCTCGGTCACCTTGCAGTGGAGGAGAGTCATCCCCTCCTTGTACAGGTGGAAGCGCTTGACACAGTTGCCCTTGCCCGGATGACCCTTGATGGAGTCAATGACCCGGAGCATCTTGCGCTGAGGGCGAGCCACCACTGGCTCAGAGGACAGACCCTTGATGGCCTTGCCATTGGTGTGAAGGGTGACCCCGAGGCCGGACTCGGCCTTGGCAGCGACGTTCTGACGGGCGACTTCAATCGGGGCCAGAGTGGCCGGAGCCTTGACGGCGGGAGCGGACTGGGTGACCGGAGCCTTGGCAGCGGGAGCCTTGGCAGCGCGGACAGTGGACTTGGCAGTGGAAGCGAGCTTGGTCATTTGAGTTCTCCGTTAAGCGGTGGGCGTCATTGCCTGTACCGTGATTTGAGTATGCCATGTCCCAACGGGGAACGCAAGCACTATTTTTCAGTTGGACACATTATTTTTGGGACTCCCTTCTGGCAGGCGATCGGGCGCGCGATTAGCACAGACCGTGATCGGTTGCAAGGACTTTCTGTCTGCTGAGACAGATTGATACTGACTGATGCAGATCGGCAACACCAGATAGGACAGGGTTGCTGTCCTATGTCTGAGATCTCCGTCGAGAGGCGTTCCGTCGCAGACGTGGTCACCTACCGACCCACCGACAGACGGACGTCTCTGAGGGACGTGAGGCCGAGAGAGGGACGATCGAGGACGGATCGAGACCGACCGAGGACGGACGAGAGACCGGAGGACTCCGTCGGTTACCGACCTGGAGCTCTGCCGAGAATGTCTAGATGACAGGTGAATCTTATCATGTGACGATCGCATCTTGTCAGGCAACCGAGCCCAAGAGAAGGAGCTGCCGAGGTCTCGGGAGAATGTCCAGATGACATATCAATCTTGCCCTTCTACCTCTTGGGCTTCACCCTCAATCGTCTGTCCAGTGTAGCGAGCTTCCCAGTCGTCGATGCTTGTCACATCGGCCGGAGCGACCAGAACACCGCCGGAGACTTTGACGTCCACTTCTCGCTTGTCGCGATACCCCTCGTCGTGCTTCTTGAGTTCCAGCTCGATGAGTCGGATGGGATAGATCTTTTCCTCGCTGACGACGTTACCCTGTCGATCGTAGGTGGTCTTGGTCTGGCCTTCGAATACGAGAGTTTGATGGTGCTCGATCAGGCGAGAGCGATAGGTCTCCTCGGCTTCAAGGCAGGCTTCGGCGAACTCCGGATCGAGTTCGAGATGAGCTCGTACAGTCTTTCCTGTAACTCCAGCAGCGGAAGCCGATGTTCCCATCCGACCATGCTTCGCGTATTCCTCCAGGAACCGTTGTTTCGCGGCTTCGTCGAATGTCCCACGCTGAGCGACGATCTTGACTCGCCATTCTCCGTCGGGGCCTTGATATTGGACGGGAGCGAATTTAGACGTGGTCATGGGAGATTTTCTCCTGTTCGCGGGGGAGTAAGAAAACGACAGAAGCCGCAGTGTCACTATAGCCCAGCGAGGAGGCACCTGACAAGTCAAGATTGAGTAGAGTCAACCAATGATCAGACTGACATCCAAATTGATAAGCAATAACAACAGCTTATCTCTATTTATTTCACTTACTTAATTAATCAATAACTGACACTACTAACTTCTAGCCAGCTTACGCCACAGCCCTCCCTTCCTCTGGGCATACCCACGGTCCACCTGCGAATGTCATACTGTCCCACGCAAATTGCCCCATGCCGCCAGCCCTCCGAACTTGCGCCGCCTGTAGTGCCACCAACTGACAGGCGGAGGAAGTAACATTCACCGGAGAAACTCCAATGTTTACAAGGTCGTGTCAGAGCCATATACTGTCAGTCAGCCGCCTCCCTGGCTCCACTTACGTCGCAGAAAGGGCACTCGAATGTCAATCAAGTTAACTCGACCCATTGCAGCAGACGGAGTTCGTCTGTACTACCGAACAAAATACGATATCCGCGAGGGCATGGTGGGAGGCCATTATCGAGGTCACATGTTTATTCCACCAAAGAACAACAGTGAGAAGGGATTGTTCAGACTGATGGACCCAGACAACGTCATGACCTGCATTCGTTTATACCGATGGTTCCTGAAAGAATACGAGCGAGTCAAATTGAGAGCCGATGGCAACTGGTCGGGGTTGATACAGAAAGACGATCTGATGAACCAGTGTTTCCAAGATTGGCCGAGTGTGGGGAAACACCGAGTCGGGCGTTTGCTAAGGCTGATCGTGCAGTACGAGACAAACTTCCAGCGCAATCGTACCGACAAGATGGCGACACAGATGTTCTGGCGATGGACTCATCCACTTGACATTGTGTATGGGTTGGAACACCTGATGCTGACTTGGCTTCCCAAAGTGGTAAAGGCAGACGACGGCTCATGTGAAACGATTGATGATCTGATGGAAGAGTTCGAGATCCTCAGAGACCAGACAAAGGAAGAGGACCATGCTCTTATTGAGATGATCCTCGAAAAGAACCTTAGATAATTTTTGACGAACCGATTGCGCCCAGAGGTGAGACTGACGGCCTCCTCTCTGGGCTTCTCGGACTAGTTCAGATTGGAGCGCCTCTCGGAAGTCTGCTGTTGCTGAACCTCGGTGAGGAACTCCGCCTTCCACTCGTTCAGAGCGAACTCATGCTGCAAGGAGCGGTTCTCATCAAAGAGGTCATTGACCGCACGGAGAACGTCCTGCACTGTGACGCCGCGAGGTATTCCGTCGAGTTTGTCACGATTGAATGCAAGTCGTTTTGCTCGCATTGGAACGCTCGCCGCCATTGCTCCGGATACGATATGCTCGAGGGTGAAAGCCTTCGCCTTCATGTCCTTCAGTTTGCCCTCTTCGATACCGATGGCGTGAGCCTCCAGGATGATCTTGTGAGGATCAGTGAACGACTCGAGCGCAGCGAACACGAGGTCCTCTATGGAGACCTTGTCGTCCTTCAGTATGCCGTGGAAGTTCTTCTGGAGGATCACTCGGAGAGCTTCCTTGTTCGGACGTTTGACGACGATTTTGAAGTCACAGCGGCCATCACGCAAGACGGCTTGATCGATCACCTCCGGACGGTTCGTTGCCAAGAGGACGAACGCTCCAGACTCTTGCATCCCGTCCATTTCAGCGAGGAAGGTTGCCACTTGGCTTTCTTCCCACGGTGCGACACGACGCACTCTTCCGGTCCTATCGGGCAGAAGGACTTCGGCCTCGTCCATGAACACGAGCAGAGGGTGACCGTAATGATTGCGGTATTCGCGAGCATACGTGAAGATCGCTTTGATGCGCTCCTCTGTTTCGCCGACATACATCGACTGGAGCTCACTGCCAGAGATCGACAAGAACTCAGTTGTCGATCCGTACAGCCGCTTCATCTCGGAGGCAGCGGCCTTCGCGAACATTGTCTTGCCACATCCTGGAGGCCCAGAGAGGAGAGCGCCCTTCGGCATTTTCATGCCATAGGCTTCATAGAGAGCCTTGTGCTTGATGGGAGCCTCGATCGCATCGCGAAGCAAGCCGAGCGCTGCATCGTTACCGACGATATCATCGAAAGACTGTTGAGGAGCCTCGCAGATATATTCCGCAACGGCTTTGCGAGCTTCCTTCAGTGATTCAGGCTTGTCATCGGATGCTTCGCGAAGGATGCTGTCACGAATACCAGCCTTATCACGAAGAGCACCGAGGATCATCTCTTCCATCATAATGAAAGGAATTTCACGCCCATTCATTGTCGCCATATTCTCGGTCCTTCCTGACCTTCTGCCACCACCGAAGGAACCGCGTCCTCCGAGACGAGCTGTTTCTGGATTGCAACTCGCGCAGTTGGGATCACCACAACCACGCAGTTGATATTGACGAGGCTCTTCAATACGAGGAGCTTCTTGTTCTTTCGGCCGCTCGATCTTGTTCGGCCCTCTGTAGTTCGGATCAAAGGGAGAGCCGAACTTCTTGTCCTTGTCATTGCGTCTCGACATCTTCAGCCCTCTACCTTGTGGAGTTCACCGTTTTCCTGGCGAACGTATTTCTGTCCTTTGCCAAGGCCGAGACCTCCGGGACGACCGAAGAGATCGTAGCTGGCCTGAGTCATGGTCGCCCATGGACCGCTCATCGTGGCAGCGTCATAGATGACCTCTCCCGGCTCATTTGTGAAAGGTTGGCCGAAATCGTCTTCTGACATCCGTTCGGCGCTGAGGTATCTGTCTGCCATGAGTAACTCCTATTGCTATGAACTCACCATACCATCCAGGAGTTCAATTGACAAGTGCTTTGTTTCTACCAGAGAACGTTTATACCGAGACGCTCAGACAGCCGCTCAGAGCCGCCACCTGCTAGGCTACCATTGCCCGGACCCATGCCTGAACGCCTCTGAGGCCGCTCTGAGGGCTGGCGAATGGGCCATTGCACGGTCAACCTGCCTTGCGCTGCTCCAGCAGTTCCTTCATCCTCTGAAGAGCTGAATGATCGGCAAGATGACAGGTGACCAGCCCAAGAGAAGCAGCAGGATGAAGAGAGGAACGGAGAGAACCCTCTTTACCACGGCCAGTCCAGGATGCTGACGATCCCATTCGGCGTAATACTCGTTCCACTGGCGAGTAGTCTTCACACCGTATGCGTCCATTTCCTGGAGGCGCTTCTTCTCTTGGGCCAGATCCATGGTCAAAGCTCCTCTTGGAACTTGACTGATTTGAAAAGGTCGATCACTGCGGAACGAGGAGCAGTCCACTCGTTGCCTTCGCCTGTGACTTCGATGTCGTTGACGATGAGTCCCTTGCCAAGGAACCATCCCTGACCAGCGAACTGGAACCTGCCCTTCGGCTTGTCCCGCTTGACGAGAGCTTCCTCGTCCACGTAGACGACGTCGCCGTTGGCAAGACGAACAGCGGCCTCGATCATATCGCACTGGATATGTTCGTAGGCCGACTTGAGATCATCGGAGCCGAGCTCAACGATGGAGACCTTGCGCTCGGCAGGGTCGATGAGAATTGCGTGACGGACCCGCTTGTCCATGATAACCTCCTCCCCCGTGAATGGAACTGGCCGACCTCGGGGGTGGAGGTCGGCCAGCGCTCAGAAGTCGACCAGGACCTTAGTCCTCGCCGCCCTCGTCGCCTTCGCCGTCGCCGGCATCGTCGCCCGAATCGTCGCCGCCATTGTCTTCGCCGGTGCCTTCGCCGCCGTTGTCGTCGACCTGCTGTTCGGTATCGTCGGGGCCAGTGCCGCCTTCGTTGTCCAAGTTGCTCATCTTGAGCCTCCTTCCGTTGTTGAGCTGTCTCATCAGTGACACTTGCTCAGGGTGCCAGACGATCGCTATGCGACCGTTTCGACCGGGAAACCTTCGTCGTCAGTTTCCACGCCGGGTTGACCGTCGACTTCCTGACGCATCCATTCACGGTACTTGTCCAGGAGATAGGTGCGACAGAAGGCGTGGAAGGATAGCCCTCGATACCGGCGAACGCCATGCCCATGTTCACGTGATGGATGGTGCAAGCCGGATCGGTCGGCATTGCTTCGAGGATCTTCCAGGCTTTCGGCCCGAGATAGTCCTTGATATCCTTGATGGCAGCGGCGTCGTTGGCTTTACGATCGGGACCGTTGTAGCGGATGTTGGTCTTCATCATTGCCTCCTTGGTTAATGACATCACTATGCCACGCCGATGTTCAAATGACAAGCCTATTGTTTCCTTTAGGAAAGTCAGACCGGCTCCCGTGATGAAGACCCTCTCTCCGTCGGAAACGATCAATCCCCGGCGGAGCAGCGTGTAAGGAGTGGTGGAGTGACCCGAGGTCGCAGGGACACCGTCGATGCAGAGGCGAACCCACCGATCGAATGTCCCGACCTTCCCATTGGCCAGAGCCATGAGAATGTGAGCCTGGAGGGCGTTCCAGGTATTGGGATTGACCATCGGCTCCTTGAGTTCCATCAGAATGTCCTCACCCCACCGACACGGAGAAGGCGACGAGCCCATCGGTCGATTGCCCAAGCAGACTGGATCTTCGCTGCCTTCCGGAACTTGATCATCAGATCGAAGTGCATCCGTGCGAGACCGTTGTTGCCATCGCAGTAGATGTCGTGCCAAGCGAGGTTCCACTTCTGGTCGCCGATGACAAAGTCGAACGCGTCCTGCACGTGGATCGTGACCCGAGGATTATCGCGGAATTGCCTACCGAAGTGAGAAGCGATTTCCGGATCCTTTTCGATGACATCAATGTGCTCGACATTGGAGTTCCCCAGCGCCATGCGGACGAAGCAGCCAAAGCCGAGACCAGTCTTCAGGATGCGACCCTCAGCCAGCCAGACAGCCTGGAGATGGCGAGACAGCTCGCTGTCGCTGTCGTCCATGATTGTGAAGCCGCCGAAGCCCTCGTCGCTGACGGTGTGGAACGAACCGCCCGAGTGAGCGTCGAACAGGAACGCGTCTCCGTTGTAGAGCATCGCATTCATGTGACCACTCTTGGACTTCCAAGGCAGAAGGTCGCGAGGCAGCTTCCCCGCATTCAGTAGAGAACCTGTGTCCATCATGCAACCACCCTTGGTTCCCGTGTGAAGTTGTGCAACTTCTCCGGATTCTTTGGAGCTGGCTTCGGAGTGAAGTCAACCTCATTCTTTGTCTTCATGACCAAGACTGAGTGATCATGGTTGAGAGCCCACGACATATGACGAAAGAGCCAGCGACGGCTCTCCTGGTCTTCAAAGTCGATGGTGACAATCTTCGGTGGCTCGTCAAGAGCATGACGATCTCGAGTTTGAACTTTCACGGGTTTCACGGCAGTCCCACCCTTTCGTAATCCATGTCCATGCGATGGTAATCGTAGTCCGTCGCATTGGGGTCTTCACGGAGGGCTCTGTTGCGAGCCTTCCACTGCGCCATCTCCATGGAGTAGCGCAAACGGTTGAGGAGCCGACCGAGATCCTTCGGTTGGCCCTCACTGAGGTCCTCGTGGAACCTGATCTCGATTATCGTCCCCATTACTCGCCGATCTCCAAAGTGATGGTGAGGCTATGGGGAGGCTTCTCTCCCAAAACCGCCCGAGGAACATAGAGCGACATTTCCTTCAGGGAAGAGGTGTTGCTCTGGCTGCGATAACGAACAGAATGCTTCTTGTCTTCATCTTTGACAAAGACCTCCGTGATTTTCTTGCCCATGCTACTCCCCTTCGACGTAGTCTGAATATCCGTTATCGTGGATCAGGACTACGAACTGATCCCAATTCTCATGAACGACGAGGGCCTCATACGAGTCACCCTCACCAGTTGCAAGAATCCACTGACCGTCGGCAAAACCGATACGCATATCGGATTGAGGATCACCGAGGCAGCCGAGCAGGATCTTTCTCTGGGCTTCTGTCATGACTGACGAGCCTCCTCGCGGAACTTACCACGGATGAACTCGTTGAAATAGCGACCGACAGAGCTCGCGTTGACGAATTCATTGATCGTGTCCAACGGAACATCGAAGAATTCATACTTGCCACGATTGTGGAATTCCACAATCATCGAGCCGCGACCTGTTTCCTCGATGCTCTTGATCGAGGTGCTGTGAACTTCATGCTTCATCGGACTTCTCCTTTTCCACTGAGTAACGACCGTCCTTGTCACGAACGATCCAATCGCCAGGAAGACCGAGTTCCTCGGTCCCATCATTGTGGATGAGCGCAATGCCACACTCATCACCGGACCAGTCCTCGATGTTCTCATGGAGCCACTCGATCATTTCTTCCGAGGGCATCTCATCGTGAGCGGGTATCCTGTAACGGTCAGCCATTGTGAACCTCCTTGACTATACCCTCATGATGGCACGGCAAAAGTCAAATGACAAGTGCAAATATTCAGCGTTTGAAACTATCTTATGATGAGCCAGATAACAAAGGCGATCACAGCCCAGAGGAGAAGACCTGGAATGATCGCGTTGCGAAGACCCTTCCAGAACTTGCCATCCACATGAGGACGATATCCCATTTGGAACTCCTTTATTATGATTGAAGGATCTAACGAAGGAGGAAGAACGACGAGAGCGATAACCATCGCAATTAGAATTTTATCCATAGGAGATCACCGTGAGTTGGATGCCAGCTTTCTCTGATTGCTGGATCATGTTGAGAGTTCCTCTGCCGCCTGGAAAGGCGACCACATGCTCAACTTTCGTGAATTTGAGCATCCATTGATTTCGAAGAATTCCCGCAGATTTTCCGAATCCTCCCCACTGAGCAGGAACAATAATCTCAGGTATCTTGTGAGCGATCGCCCATTCTCCGGCTAGACGATCTGCACCATCTGCTCCTCCCTGCACTATGCAGGATATATGAAGATCATCTAGAGTACGAAACAGAAGATCTTTATCACGGAAATCTCTGCCTCCACAAACGAGAGTAACCTTCGGCTCTTCTCGTTTGTTCTGAAGATAGAAGCCCATTGCCATCTGTTCGCTATCCACGAAGCGCCTCCCTGATCTTCATCAGCAGTTTGCCGAGGTTGTTCTGACCTTTGCCCTTGCACTGTCCCCAGAAGGTGTCGTTCCAGGTATTGATCTCCACTATCGGAATGTCGCCGGTCGCGAGTAACTTCCCTCGCAACTCTGGCTCTTGGAACTTCTGCCACAGGAGATCTTCCATCACCTGGAGCTTGATGTCATCCCAATCATCGCGGAGATCGAACTGACGACCGAGCCTCTTCACTTCTCCAGGACTGGTAGTTGTCTGTATCACTGAACGAATGAGAGGATCAGTCGTCTTCGCTGCGACATAGGCATGTTCGACAGTAGGATATAGTTCTCCATCCAGCTTTACCATAGCCGGATGGAAGTTGGAGAGCCAGCGAAGCTCTCCAGTGAAAGGACCTATCGTCATCTCATCGCTCTCAGCATATGGAAAAGAGTCTCGGTCTGTTGCTGAGCATCTCGTTCAGCGTTGTGGCTCACCTTTTCGTCAGCGACCTCTGGCATTTCACGGCCGAGGAGATCTCTGTGGACCCAGCGAACTGTCCTGAAATCGAGCTCTTGCTTGTAGGACCATCCAGGTTTCTTGCCGATAGCCTGATAGTGCTGCTCCAGGATCACCATGTCAAAGGAAGGAGAATTTCCCCAGACGTTCTTGACGTCAGCCTCAGCCAAGCGAAGGTCGAGCTTGTTGAGAGATCTTGCTAGTGACATCCGATTCTTGCCGTCTGTCGGATCGTAAGTCTGCTTTCTCCACCAATCAACAGTGTCTTGCTGAGGAGCAAAGCCTGTCTTGAAAACAACGTCGAGAAGATCAACATTGATCTGATGGCTGCTGATGATTTCCAGCTTTTCGAAATCGAAGATACAAACTCCAATTTCAAACAGCGGAGCACGAACTCCCAGACCGAGAGTTTCAATATCAATCATTGCATGGTTCATTGCGATCTCCACTTGACCAGCGTGGCAATCCGCATCACGATATCCGTGATATAGTTCTGTTCGATCGCTGGCTTCTCGAACGCGGAGAGGACGAGCAGCGCCCACCGATTTGTCGGTGCGCGAAGCAGGAATGTCGTGAAATATGCTCGGACGACTTGACGAATTGCTTCCGGTGATTCGTCTTTCATCAGCGTGAGAAGGTTCATGGCAGACTTGGCGTCGAACTGTTGATCGCTCAACAGCTTGGCAAGGTCATACCCTCCTGGAAGCCCCTGATCAACGCTCAGAAGCCCCTCAAGCTCGTCCTCGGACAAGGTGTCAGCTTGCTGGAGGCGTAGCAGCGCCGCCCTTGGAGAACCCTCCACAGAGCCTGCAATTCGGCTGATAGACTCGTCGTCAACAGCGATAGCTTCAATATCGCGAATTTCCATAAGAAGCTCAGCGATAGAGTTCGGCGACACAGGCTTCAGCTTGTACTCCATTGACCGAGTACGAATGGTCTTCGGCACCTTACTGATCTCAGTCGTGCAGAAAAACCAATAATTGTTCTTTGGAGGAGACTCAGTAGCCTTCAGCAAAGCATCCCAAGCATTCTTGCTGAGACGTTGGCATTCGTCAACGATGAATGCTCGTGATCCACCCATCATGGGCGAAAGATGTTGTCGCTCAACGAGCAGACGCATCTCATCCACGCCAGAGTTTGAGGCAGCGTCGAACTCCTCAATATCGAAGCCACTCGCACCTAGCATGTCAGCGCAGATCCTGGCGAGAGTAGTCTTGCCAGTTCCACTCGGACCTTCAAAGAGAAAGGTTGAATGCTTCCGCTCCTCAATGATCTTTGTCAGACCTTTGGTGATGTGGGACTGACCAAGAACTTTGTCCAGAGTCTTCGGTCTGTAAGTTTCAGTGATATTCATGCTGCGACCCTTTCCTTATTCTTGATGAAGTGGTAAACATCACCACGACGAATCTTCCCACGGTATTGGAACTTCTTCCGTGAAGGCCAGAAATCGAGCTTGAAGCCAGCCACCATTCGGGACCAGTGGAACTCGGTATGCTTCGTCCAACCGCCGTCATCTGTTTCAATGGCCTGAGCCATAAACAATCGACGATCATTGTCGAACTTCTGCTTCGAATGTTCCTTCATAGCATCATAAATTTCATCGCGGCTCAAAACGGAAACTCCTCTTGTTTTGGTTGCTGAGTTACTTTCTTCACTTCAGCTTTGGTTGCACCACCAGTCCAGAATCCAGGACCGATTTCTCCTCTGGGCTCCAGGAGCATCACCAAGGTATGACGCTTGGGATTGCTAGGAACATAAGAAACGTTGACAACGAAAGGGGCTCCCTTCACTATGACAGTTGTCCCAATGAGCAAATCCTCCGCCAGACCGTGGCCTGACAGAGTGCCCAAGACGGCGGGTTCGCCTCTCGCAGGATAACCGATGATGACAGGATCACCTATTTTCATTGTTCACCAGCCCTCTTCATTGACCATCATATGATAGCCTGCCAATGTTCAAATGACAAGCCTAACCTTTCATTTTCACGGTCACGACACCATATTTCCTCGGCATCCAAGAGCCATTCTCTTTGCCGAAAGCCCATCCAGCGTCCATATCATAAGCGACACAGTTCGGGATATGAACATCATCGACAAAGACTTTGTCAACCATCTTCACAGCCTCTTTGTCGTAGCTTGGAGAGATGGGGTGAATCGAGAGTTTTCTCGGAGCTATCATGCCCATGAAGGTCTTCCTCTGTTTGTCCACTTAGGAGCGTGAGTGTCGTTAGGCCACCGAGCCAGCAGATATTGACGATATGCCTCGGTGACAGGATCAATCCAGCTGAAGTCAATTCCAAGACTTGCGTTACGAGCAGAGTTCTGGAACGGTAGAAGTTCTCCATCTGGTAGATTGCTGGCAAATTGAGTGATGAAGTCTGTGCGACATGCAGAAGCATGTTCTTTGCCGAAACGATGCTCGAACTCAGAGGCGAGAGCTCTGGCATGTTGAACGGTCCAACTGAAATTTCCTCGTGTCTGTCTGACCCAGATGGACACAGGGTGATTCTTATGAGCGAATCCATCGCAGACTTTTCCGGGGCCGATCTCATTTGTCATGCAGATCAATTTCGGAAGTCCTCTGCTTGGAGTTGAGAGCTTCACTGCGAGTGAAAGCATTTGGTTTGCTTCCATGAGGAGCTTACCAACTCGTTTGTCATCGAGAGCCTGAGCAGAGAGAACAGGATCATCGTCTGTGGCGAAAATATTCATATCAACCTGCCAAGAGTTTGAGGGCGATAGCGAACCCGATTACGAAGAGGAGAATTCCCATTATGCCGCTTTTATCCTTCTGTCTTTGAACTCTGAGAATCTATTCAACCTGTCATAGATTTCAGGATATTCTGATTTAAGTTTGTCAGTCACAGATGAACACTCAAGGTGTCCACGATGACGAGACAGTTCACCATGCTCAATTCTATCAGGATAAGACTGACGCATCTTTTCTTGCCAGTATTGAGAATTGGAATTGATGAGTTCCACTTTGTCACCGTCTACGATGAGATAGTAGAAATCACAATCCCAATCTTCTGAGCGGTTCATGAACCAATCTGTGAAATCAAATACGTGGACTGACATCGTGGCCTCCTTGACTGTTGAGACAAGGTAGCACCATGAAGTTCAAATGACAAGTGCTAATTTTCATTACGGCATAATCTCAGAAGGCTTGTTAAGACATCTACCTCTGTTACGAGACTTGTGTGTCTCCAGAATGTTAGAGTGACGCCAGATAGGACATACCAATCCCACCGATACTCTTCATAGGAGATTGTTGACATCTCAAGTGAGATCAACTCATCTCCAATGATAGGAACTTCCCATGGAAGTTCAGAGGCAATGTATTCACGATAGAAGTTGCCAGCGAAACGAACGAACTTCCCATGATTCACCCCTCCAAGGAGATATCCTTCATTCATTTCCAACCCTTCGGTAAACTGAGCCATTTCGTTTTAGGGACTGGAGCTTTCTCCTGGGCTTCGCCAGTCTCCTTGATTCGTCCGACAATTGAACCGTTCCTATCTCTGACAATCAGATTGCCTGTGATAGTTCGTTCGGTGTAGAATTGAATCTTGCCAGTTGCATCACGAACTTCGAGACGGTTACTGGAGGTGAGCCCAGGAGAGATTGTGAGTCTCTCCTCGGCAATCGCTTGATTAGAAAGGAATATCGTCGTCACCATCAGCAACGACAGGCGGGTCAACATCGTCAGGCTCCTTGGCCGGAGGTTCAGGGGTGAAGTCTACAGCTTCGACGTCCATCGGGGCTTTCTGGAAAAACTGTTCGCGAAGGGCAACGAAACTGTCAAAGCGATCGTCTTCTTCGGCCCATCCGAGCTTTGGAGCAAGATCATATGTATCAACTTCGCTGAGCACCTGATGAATGCGCTTCCATTCGGACTGTTTGAACGTGATAGTGACATCTGGGTCGGTAGGCTCCGGAACATAGTAGCGATCGTAGAATGTGGAGACTCGCGACATGATGTGACCGCCAGAATTCTTGCGGCGACGAATAACCTTGCGGAAAGTTTCGCTGGAGATCGCGTTGACATCGTCGAACTCGATCTTGGCTTCCCAGAACTTCTCCTCGTCCAGCTGAACGATCTGATCGACGAAGTCCTCGTCCGTGGACTCCATGATCAGCTGGCGAGCTTCCCAGGACGCGTACCACGAGTAGAGAGTACGGTCTTCAGTAAGACGCTGCTCGGCCGTGATGTTGTATGTGAAAGCTGACGGAACTGCCAGCTCGACGACACGCATACCACGATAGAAGAGATACTTGGAGCCGACGTTGTATGCTTCGCAGCGGTTGCCCTTGGAGCGAAGCTCGAGATCTTTCGGCAGGAAAATCGTGTCCCGCTCGTCGTAAGCCTTGATCACCGATGGTTCGTCGATGATGATCACCGTCTTGCCGCGATGGTCGTCGTTCAGGAACGACATACCGTGAGGATCTTCGTCATCAACGACGATTGTGTAACCGTTCTCATCGCGAGTGTTAGATTCGAGCTCGCGGAAAACCTGCCACGCTTCCCAATTCTTGCCGAGTTCGGTCGTGTAGGGCATTTCCTGGTACGACCACTTCGATAGCATTCCCTTTCGCTTCCGCATACGGATCATGTCGAACTTCTTGCCACGGAAGTCAGCTTCCTTGGTATAGAACTCGTGCTGGACGCCGTCGATCATGACAGTCATCCGGCAACCCATGCGAGCGATGACCGCAGTTGCGATCTTCAGCCCTGTTCCGAAGAATCCGATAGGGCTGGTCGTGTTTGGCTTCGAGTTGAACCCGAAGGTGGTGAATGCGCGAAGGTCGATTAGACCGTCCGTCACGAATGCGAGATGTTTGGTCACTCATGGCCTCCATGTTTTATGGTACGAGTGCATCATGCCATGCCGAAGTTCAATTGACAAGTGCCAACTTTCACAGGTCGAACAAATTGCCCTGAACAGCTTCCTTCTCCTTGGGCTTGACAGGAGACAAATCGTCAGCGTCCCGAAGCCCAAGGAAGACAGGGAACCTCGGGGCTTCTTTGGCACCAGACGGGAAGTGCTTGAACTTGGCCAGCTTGCCGAGATACTCGATCTGATTGTCCCAGATCTCTTTACGGAGTGCCATGTCGAACCCTGTTCCTATCCGAACCTTGTATTTCACTCCATTGTCGTAGACGCCTTCGCAGAGCAGAGCTCCGAGCGTGTCCATCGGGACAAGACCATCTTTATGCGAAGAGCGCTCTGCATAACCGTTCGCATCGACACCGAGTTCGTTCGCATTGTGCATGAGTTCAGCGAAGCCGACGATGCGAGCTTCGGCATCAGCGAACTGTTTCAATTTGATGAGCTCTCCACCTGTCGGGCTTGCTCTTCCTTGCTTGTAGTATCCACGAGGATTTCTGAGGATAACTCCTTCATGCCCTTCAGCGAGGAGATTAGCTTCATACTCCAGGATTTCTTCCATCGTACGAAGTAGCTTGGTCGGTACGATGGTGCAGAATGATGGCAGTTTGAGACCGTGTATGAAGTCGAGTCTCTCTTCGAAATTGCCCTCGTGCTGCCAATTGTCAAACACGTGAAGAGTCACGTCGTCTGGCTTCGCATAGGACATGACCGAGGAATTCGTCCGTCGGTAAGCGTCCTCAGCTGTCGGATCGCCAGCGATGATTTCTCCATCTTGCCCATTCATGATCGGGCCAGCTTCAGCGAATATCTTCTGAACCCACTCGGACCGAACGAGCTTTTGCGACCTCGTGAAAGCCTGCTCGTCCTCGCCGTAAACGCGAATTCCGTCCAGTTTCGGCTGACCATACATTGGGAGCATGGCTTGAATCTTCTCGGCAACGAACTGCCCTGCGAGCATGACCTTCATGCGGCACCGCCAGCGGCCAAAGGCCAATCTTTGCCATTCAGAGCGGCCTCAGAGGGGCTCTGAGCGCCCGCTTTGCCCCTTGCCGCCACCATAGGCCAGCACCACGCCAGCCGCGCCCTACGGCCATCTGACAGTCTCATTTTGGTTCCTTTCTCATCACAGCTCGTACGATAATTATCAGCAATCCTACCGATGGCCCAAGGAGAAGGGCGATCAGATAGTGACCAAGGCTGGTCTGCTTCTTTGCTTTCCGATCATGATACATCAGACCCTCGGCGAGTAGGATTCCTACTATAAGATATACGATGAGCGCCCATCTCCATTCCATTAGAACGGCTCCTTCAGTATTTCATCGCTCTGGTCATTTTCATCAGTCTCCCAATGAACTTTACCATGGAGCTTTTCCCACGCTTCTCTGCACTTCTTTAATGACCCAAAGTCATAGAAATACATGCGCTTCTTCTTTTGGAATGTTCTTCCTGCCTGTTCGTCATAGACATCAGCAGTGACCCGTTTCTGGGTTCGTTCGATGTGAGGACATACCCTCGACAGAAACCTGCCAAGAGCGGTCTCGTTACCACGACGGTTGAACTTCCACTTCTCAGCGTATGCAGTGAAGTCACTGATCATAGAGTCGCATGGAGCATCTTTTGTCCATTCGCTGTCAGTATCAAGCAGACGACCATTCTGCAACTTGCGGAACCACCACTCTTCGTCAATGCTGAGAGATAGCAGCTTCTGTTCTTGAAGTGCATCGGTCTGTGGAACATCGCGAACCTGAAAGCCATCAAGATCAATATTCTGCAAATGAAACAGCAAAGCCTCGAGACCACCGTTCTCGATCTGCTTCATCATCTCGCCGAAGTACTTCTTGTTCTGTTTGGCACCCTCCAGAACTTCTAGAACGAAGTAACGTCGCTCGTCGCCTGAGGCGCGAATAATGTGAGGATCGTTCGCAGCCATGATCAGGTGAACATAGTTCGGATACGTCTCAACGTCGACGCCCTTTTGTTCGATAGGAATGCTATCTTCCGTAACCAGCATCTTGAGGACGGACTCATGACGCTTGTCACCTGCAAAGAATGCTTCATCAGCGAACAGGCAGATAACGTCACGAAGGTGAGCATTGAAGTTACCGACAAGATGCGAGGGATTGGCAACGTGTAAAAAGTGACGACCGAACAACTTACCGAAGATCTTCGCTACGATCGATTTACCGACGCCTTTACCGCCTCGCATCACGATTGCGACTTCACCAGGACTTGCAGGATTCTGAACTGCTCGTGCCATCCACTTCATGAAATAATCGAAGTACTCGTCGTTTCCTCCGCAGACATTGTCATGAAGATGCTTCAGATAAAGAGAGCAATCTCCAGGCCTCGGCTCTACAGCGAAACCTCTCCACAGATTATAGACTCCTGGACGATCTCCCTGAGGCATGAAACGCATGTAGTCGAACTGACGACGACGAGGATGGGACAACCAGTATTTCCCCAGAGGGATACGGATCGCCTTGCCTTCTTTGTCTTGACCGACCTCGACCATCATGTGCGAATATCTATTCCGAAGGTCTTCAAACGACGAGATCGTGAGACGCGACCGGTTCATGATTTCATCTTCGACTTCTTCGATCACACGGCATTTGCCACCGATATTCCCGATAATTGCATGTCGCTCGTTCATGACGCGCAGGTTCGGATCGTCGACGTGTTCCTTTGCCCTTGTCATCTGCCTGATGGCATAGCGCTCAGAGTTCTTTGATTCACGAACACTGTCTGCAATTCCCCACTCAGGGTCTGTTATGATAGCGTAGACAACCTCATCAGGAACTCCGCAGCGGAACAACTGGCAGATGCAATCGAACAGCCATGCAGACCGACTGTTGTCGCCCTCTTTCGGTTGATCAGGGTGTCTCCCTTGGGCAATGATCACCTTCACTCTGTCAGGGACATTCCACTCGTCGAGCTCACTTAGATCTGTAATTCGCTGGACATTCCCAGGAACATTGATCGTGTATCCAGCAGTGTCTTTTCCACCTTGATTGCCGATACCGCCTTCAATCTGGACTGCCTGAGCTTTCTTAAACTCACTGAGGTCATACGAATTCTTGTTGAACTCGAATTGGACTGCCAACTCTTCAGTACGACCAGCTTTCTTCTTCTTTGCATCTGGAATGTTCACTGTTCCAGGAAGTCGCATAATGCGATCGACGTTGTGACAATGGTCACCACCGAATACCTGCTCCAGCCTCTTGTTATAGAGTTCGAAGTCCTCGGCTTTCTTGACGTCGCCATCAATGTTCACAGACTGGTTGAGTTTCCAGAAGCCTTGATATCCACCACCACTGAAGATGATGACAGTCGGCTTGGGGATACCCTTCGGAATGTTGTCAGTCAGAAGCCCAAGAGCGCGATCACGTTCAGCTTTGATATCTTCACCTGCTTGAGGATCAATATCAATGTGAAGCCAGTCAGCGGACTTGATGTCTTCTTTAAGAGCTTTACTGTTGAGATCTCGGCTGACAGAGTTCACATGGAAATAGATATTTCTCTGTCCGTTGTATTTCTCAAGCCACTCGAAAAGCTCTGTTTCCTGATTGGCGTGAAATGTCGTGGTATTGATGGCTTTCTTGTCGGTCTGAATAGCAGTCAGGACCCAAGGTCCGTTCTTGTTCCATTTCTGCAAGAAGTCAATCGAGGCTCTGCTGTTTCCCTTCATACTCGAGACTCCCAGAACTTGACGAGATCAGAGCAAGAAACCTTGCCAGTCTCCATCTGGTTGAACCAGAAGCGAGTGATGCCGATTTCCTCGGCGCATTCCTCCTGAGTTCTACCAGCACGTCGACGCAGGATAAGACAAATCTCATCCTGAGTCAACTCGCCGAGTTCCGGGAGCGTGATACCAGACCGAATATCTTCATCATCGCGCTCCAACCGACCGTAGCAGTTGCGCGTCATGCCGAACCTCTTGGCGATCACTTCCTGGGACTCGCCGGAACGCCGACGGGAAATCAGGAGAGTTTCGCCGACGGTCAGCCCCTTGTGATCGAACGTAGCCACGACAGAAGCCTTTCGTGATCCAAGCCCGCTGGGAAGTGCAGCAGAGCTTCTTTCCGCATTTCGAGGCGAGTCATATTGCCGAAACGGTCCTTCGCGGTTTCCCCGCTGAAGAAGAACCATTCCCGCGCCACCTGAGCGCAGACCAGAGTCGTTCCCCCTCTCATCCAACGACGAGCCAACCATATCCCCTGCTCCTTGGTGAGGGGATGAGGAAAGCGCACCGGGTTCTTGTCGGCGTTGACCGGCCAAACTTTGAGCCACTTGCACTCTATCCATCCCCCTATGAAATTCACGTCTGGTGTACCAGCGCGCATATGATTTTCGATTGGAACCGCGTCAAGGGGTTTCATCGCCTTGACGAGATTCTGACGCATCCCAGACTCACTCATTATGTGCTCACCTTAGCATCCGGCCGTTCATTTGACAAGTGCCGAGTTTCAATTCGCAGCGTAACTTACGACCTCGAGGCCAGCCTGCTTCATCATCTCGAGCCCAAGGAGGCAGGAGGATTTCCAGCGCTCCTCGTCCCAGCCGCCAGCCGACTTCTGGAAGTAGACGACGCGCTTGATCCCGGCGTTGATGATGACGCCAGCGCACCGTTCGCAGGAAGGACCGTGTCCAGGAGGCCACGAGTATAGCGTCGCACCGCGAAGATCGTCGTGAGCGTTGAGGATCGCATTGACCTCGCCGTGAACGACTCGCCGGTACTTCTCCTCGCGGTTGTTCCAGATTTCGAGGGACTGGTCTGTTCCTCTTGGGAAATCGTTGCAGCCTTGGGAGACGAGGCGACCGTCCTTTACGACGACTGCCCCGCACTTCGTCGAGGGATCAGGAGAGTCCAGAGAGGCCACTCGGGCCATCTCCAGAAACTGACGATCAGCTTTCTCGATAACGTCCATTAGACGATCCCCTCGTCCCGCTGGTGGAGCATCATCGCGAGATTGGCGACGTCGACCGGATCGCCCTTCTGCACGTGATTGCGGAGCATGTGAGACAGCTCTGCCTGAGAGCAGGCTTCCTTGTCTTCCCAGCCGCCGCGACCCTCGGCCCGCTTCTGCGCCAGCTTGTCCTTCATGGCCTCGGCGAATGCGTCGACCGCATCGTTGTCCGAGTGAGGAAGGATCGGCAGTTGCAGAACACGGTCCAGCTTCGGAGGCGAGTAGTTCGGCCCCTTCACGACGCGACCGGCGCTGCTCGTCACCGGCTTGCCGTTCTCGTCCAGCTTGCTCATGTTCGAGCGATGGACTTCGCGCAGACCGAGGTTCTTGTACTCGGAGAGCCCAAGAGTGATGTAGGTCCCGTCGACGACGTAGCTGAGATCCACCAGCGCGTCGAAGCACTCGACGATATCGCGATTGATCATGCCCTCCGAGAGCTCGGCCAGTTCTTCCTGGATAAGCTGAAGACGGATAAGGACGAGCGCCCCGGCCTCGTCTCCCTGCTCGCGAGCAGCCTGAGCATTCTGCTTCAGACGCTCACCGAGTTCGGCAGCGGCGACATGGTAGCTGGCGAGAGCTCCGGTCGCGTAGCTGGCGTAGACAGGGACTTCTGGCTTCGTCCCGATGAATGCGCCGAAGACAGCCTGGAACTGTCGAACGAGCGTGATGCCAAGATCTTTCATATCATTTCTCCTTTTCTACGATTGTTTCTCGAAGCGGTCGTTGAATTCTTCCACAGGGCGGACCCAGATCAGGCCGTCCTGCAGACTGCGATAGACCACGACATCTCGCATATCTACGTCTGCCCCGTTGTCATCGAGGAAGTCGATCCAGTCTTTGGCCTGCATCTTCGCCTCGTGGAGACGCTCGTACAGACCACCAGATTTCTTATGCACCCAGACTTCAGGTTCCATTTAATGGATATCTCCCCAATTAGGGCCGACTTCAGTGTCGACCTTGAACGGGACCATTGGCGACGCGACCTCCAGGATAGAGGTCCTCATGATATCGCCAGCGGCCACTGCCTCTGCGACGGAGCCGAAGCTGCCGTCGATTTCGTCGTGGACCTGAAGCTGGATATAGTACCCAGCCCGATCCAGATCGATAACTGCCTTCTTGGTCTGGTCGGCAGACGATCCCTGAATGACTCGGTTCAGCGCCTTATGTGTCCAGTCGTACGAGCCATCCGGACGCTGAGTGAAGTGCAGGCGGCGACCCATGATGGTTCGCACGAAACCGACACTCTCGGCCCTCTTGCTCGCTTTCTGGGCAATGCCACGGACATATGGAACTTCGGTATCGAAGTTGTCCAGGATCGCCTGACCTTCCAGACCGGCGACTTCACGAATGATGCCGTCACCTGCCGCTGCTCGAGCCGACCATGCCTCGTGGCGGTTCTCAAAATACTGAGTTTCCTTCTTGGAACCGTAGCCTCGGTGGAGAGCCCAGCGAGTGGGAAGACCGATGTCTTCGCAGAGCTTGGCACCGCCTTCACCGTAGCAGAGGCCGAGGAAGATCTGCTTGGAGTAGCCGCGATTGACCTTGTACGACTTCTTGTCGTTCTCGAACCAGTCCTCGACCTGAGCGTCGCCGTGGATCAGCCGGGTCATCATATCGTGGTTGTCAGTGTCCGGATTGTCACGGTAGCGACGAGCGGCTTCCTCGGCTTTCGGCAAACCCATCACCGCAGCGAAGTGAGTCGTCCAGCGTGGCTCCTGCTGACTGTAGTCGTTGACGCCCCAGATCGCTCCCTCCTCAGGGATGAAAATCTTTCGCCACTCCAGGATGATCTGCGGGTCGTCCGGTTGAACGCGATCTGGAGAATACTGCTGCTGAAGGTTCGGGTCGGTCGCTGACAGACGTCCGTAGCGAACTCCCTTCTGCTCGCCGCCTTCGTCCTCTCGTGCGATCTGGTGGAAAGTGCAGTGAATTCGCCCATTGGTCGCATACCGATGAATGGAGGCCGCGAAGGTCGTGCGGATCTTGTTCACCTTGCGAGCGTTGGATATCGCTTTCGCAACCGGATGCTTCAGACCTTCCAGCATTTCTGCGTCGATCTGCGGAGCGCCAGTGCTCGTCTTTCCGAGCTTCACTCCCAGCGACTCAAGGGCCGGTGCGAGAGCTCCAGCCTTCCAGACATCGCCGACAGCGACATTGACCCCGGTTTGATCGCGAACGAAACGAAGAGCCTCGATCTCCTCGTTCAGCGCTCTCTCCTCGATCTCCCGCAATTTCTCAAAGTCGATCCGGACACCTCGCTGTCGCATCTTGACCAGCACCGGGAGAAGGGCTGTCTCCAGATCGAACACCTGCCACAGATCGTCTTTGTCGATGACCTCGCGCTGCTTCTCGTAGATGAGCAGGGGAGCGTCCACGTCGTTCTCTGCGTACTCGCCAACGTAGCGAGCGGGAAGCCTCCACATTCCGGCACCGGGGTCCAGCCCCATGGAGCGGGCAGCTTCGAAGAGAACGTCAGTCTCCTTACCCTTGACTCCCCACCGCTCGCCGATGTTCTTCAGGCTATACGAATGGTGAAGTTCGTAGATCAGCGGATCGGCGATTTGAATGTCACGGAACTTAACGTCCTGATGAAACTCGATACCGTCCGTGGCAGCGTAGTCGATATCATACGACAAGTTCGCGCCAACGATTTCGCCATCGAAGTTCTTCAGCTGCTCACGGAGATACCCGAGGACTGCCTCCACTGGCAGATTGTCCCCGCCCTCGTGGCGAATGGGAAGATAGTGTTTCGGCCCTCCCTCGATCTTGAAGCCCCATCCAGTGGTGTAGCCTCCTCTCCTTGGGCCAGGTCCGAGATCACGGAGCTGACTGTCCTTGGTTTCGCAGTCAAGTGCAACCCGCTTCGCTCCAGCCCAAGAAGGGAGGGAGCTCATCTCGGGTGCGCGCCAGGAACTGTCAGGCATCAAGAAACTCATCTGGACTGCGCCTCCTAGATTGGGGTTATGCTTTTTCTTGGTTGCCATTCTTTTCCTCGTACCTTCTCCACGCCAGAGCGGCATTCATTAGAGCTTCAGCCTCGGTGGCCCCGGTTCCGTGATGACCCGGACCCTGCTTGATGTCGCAGCGCCACGAATGACCCTGTATCGGAGAGGCTTGCGGATAGATAACGATTGTAACCACGAATGAACCCCTTTATTGCGACTGTCAGACGGCGCTGGCCTTTGGTTGCCGTGCTAGGCTAGGCCAGCGCCGCGCTCGGAGGGCCTCTGAGGGCCTCGCCGTGCTAGGGTGGCATATACCCTAAGCCGTTGCGCCCCGCCCGCCAGCGGCCTTCTGAGCGGTCTGGAGCAGGTCGTTTAACCGCCCCATCGTGGCCGCTCGTTCAGACTCTGACTCATCGTACTGGAAGAGGTTCAAGATGCCCCAGAGAGCCATCTCGTCTTCCCGCTCAATGTTGTTGGCGGCGATGAAACGATGTGTCGCAGCGCAGCCATCACGGAGGAAGAAATCGTGGTTGAAGAAGTTCTTGCACCCACTTGCGATATACTTCTCGACATAGTGGATCGCCTTCTGAACGTCCTCAGCCCCGTTCTTCTTGCGCCACCGGATGATGTATTTCGTCGCACACCCGATGACATAGGGAATGTCATGATCGATGACCCAGTCCCAATGCTGATAGGGAGAGCGATAGTGCTCTCCCCCGACTTGACGGTCGTTGACTTGCTCTGTGTTGAATTGCTCCATGCGGTTCCCTCTGTCACAAGTTGGATCGCGGCAGTCGTCGTACTCGTAGCGTTCCCTGCCGCAAGGACAGCCCCGGTCGTGGCTCATGCCAGCAACCTCTGAATGATGTGGCCTGTCCGCTCCGGACGAAGGTCGACCTCGTCCAGCCGCTTCCGGAGAGCCTCCGCTTCCTTGGGCAGAGGCCGGGTCACCCAAGCCTCCTCGAGAGCCAAGATGCATTCCTCAGCGAACCGATTGCCGAGGAACAACTGCTCCTTGCTCCAGAGCCAGAGTTCCAGATGATCGCAGGCTTTCAGCTTGCGGTGATCGTCCTCCGACAGGTCGCTCTCATTCGGCAGCCCGAGGGAGTGGCTGATGAGAGTTTCCATGCCAGCGATGCCTTCCCGGAGCCCAGGAATGTGACGCAGCGGAGGAGCGGGAATGTCGCCGACGACCCGCTCGGGAACGTCGTGTGCCAGACAGGCGAGAGCCAGCCGGGGGAAGTCCTCCGGCCAGAGATAGTGCATCAGCATGGCGACGCCCCACGAGTGAGCAGCGTTGCTGTAGGAGCCGAGATGAACGACGCCGTGGCACCGCTCGACCTTCCCGCCAGCCCTGCTCTCGATCACGTTGCGAGCGGTCCTGGCGACCTCGGAGATCGTGGCCGGTTCGTCCCGGCAGTCATCATAGTGACCCATCAGCTTGCACTCCGCTTGCGACGCTCGAGCCACTCGGTCGCGGCCAGCTTCCAGTCGCTGGCTTCGCACGACTCCAAATGACGGAGAGCGTCGGTGAAACGGTTCTTGTTGTCACGGTCCTTGTAGGAGAACCATGCGTTCCACATGGGGCTGACGACCTTGCGGAAGAAGCGATCCTGGAACCCTGGGATCGGTCCGCTTTCCATGAACATCAGCAGATCGCCGATCCACGCTTCGATGGGACCGTTAACCATCGGGAACGGCTGAACGACTGGCTGGTTCTTGCGACCGTACTGATACGGATCGATCTCGAACTTGCCGAACTCGCCGCGCTCGATCAAGCTCTTATGCTTGTCGAAGACATTGACGTAGGCGTGCCAGTCATTGCTGACTTGCCAGTAGCGACCGACCGGAACACCGATCCACCCTGCCATGAATTCCTGGAGCATGGACATGTGAACTGCGTTCGCGCCGTATGCACCCCAGATGATATCATTGGAGCGATTGAGGACGGTCATGTTGAGGCGACCGTCGGTGCCGATCTTGAAGTAGATCTGCGTATTGCAGGGAACGTCCTTGCCGACGCGACCGAGATCGGACTCGGCATCCCACATTTGGAGGACGCAGCGTCGCTCCTTGGGATTCTTCTTCAACATTTCGGCGATCTGCTGAAGCTGGTTGAACGGGACATATTCGGGGCTGTCCTCGTCTGGGCCGATGTCAGTCACGAAATGGTTGATCCAGCGATAGCCGTAGGCTCCGTGGAAGGTTTCGCCATCGTCGCTGAACTGACTGATGTTCGCGCTGAACTGCGAAATCCAGCCGACGTCGTTCCGTCCAGCCAGCATCCACAGACCTTCCATGAAGTGGAAGAATGGGTTGGCGTCCCGATCAGCCCAGAAGAGAACCCGTTCGGTCGGTTTCTCGTAGAGCGTGGTGACAGGGGTCTTCGCAACCAGAACATCGCCAGCGCGACTCTCGTTGCGAACCCCGTCGCTTGCCAGAGTGGCCATCCCCTTGTAGAGAGCCTCCTGGACGTTTCGTACTTCTAGGACTTTCAACTCAGCCTCCTGTGATCTCTTTAATGATGAGATCGGCGGGACCGTCGACCTCGGCGATTTTCGCAGCGATCTCAGCAGGTGTGAGATCGATGAACTTCCCGGCGATGACTGCCGCCGTGAGAAGATTGACGAATGTGAGGCGAGGATCACCGGAGGCGTTGTTCGCCATCGTGAGAACTGCCGCTATCGTGTGAGTGGGATTCAACATCAGTTCAGGTTCCTCAGAGGTATGAAGCCAGTGGACCAGAACCATTTCTCGTCACTGACTTCTTCGAACGAGTAGAAGAGCTGGCCGAAGATGTTCTTCCGGTCCAGGACTGTCAGCCGCATTCCCTGATGGAGCGCCTCGAACTTATCTCCGTAGGCGTTCCACCAATCGTCATGCTGACAGATGCACTTCTCGCCGCGCTCCATGTCAGGCTCCTGCCGATGCCCGAGCCTTCTTCCAGAAGACTGTCACTTCGGTGCGGTTGCCGAACTCGCCGCCAGTCTTGTTTTCCTTCTGGCGAATGTTCACGAAGCCGGGGTGGAGCTCGGCCAGCCGGTGAGCCGAGACCGCTTGGGTCTCCAGGGTGCGATAGTCGGACGATCCGCCTGGAGCGTTGGTCCCGCCCTGATTGTAGCAGAACTCGGACAGCAGATGGTTGTCGAAGCCCAACCGGAGAAGCTGGAGGTTCACGTCGAAGTCGTTCATCGGATTCATGCGATCGTGGATCACACGCTCGTCGAGGAACATGCTGCGACGGTAGATGATGCAGCCGTTGAGACGCGTATTCGCGTTGCCCTCGGGCTCGAGCCGATTGTTGCCCTGACGCATGGAGACGCCGACACCGTAGAGGTTGCTGTTCTTGGCGAACAGACCCTCGATGGCCTCGACCATGTCGTCCCAGTCGTCATCTTCCATCTTGCGGAGCTGAGGCTCGAACGGATCGCTGCGACGGAAGAACACGAAGTCGTCGTCGCAGAGCATCACGAGTTCATCGGTGGCGTCCTTGGCCATCTGCTCCAGCTTGCGACCGAGCAGGTCGTTCAGCGTGGTCACCGACTTGATGGTCAGGCTTGGATTGGCGGCTTGGTAGTCGCCCTTCTGCTCGACTGCGACATAGACCGTCGTGTTCGCGAGGTACTTCTCGGGAATGTTCGACGGGGTGACCATCGTCTTGGGACGAGAGCGGGACGGGATCAGAATCTGCATATTAACCTCCAATGGATAGGCTCAGTATAGCCTCTTACTGTTCAGATGACAAGCGCAGTGTTTCAGCTTCCCACGCGTCCCGGCACATTTGATCCATGGTGCGACGCGCCTCCCAGCCGGTCGCAGCCTTGATCGCCCCGGAGTTCGACACGCTGTATTCCAGATCGCCGGTTCGCTTGAGATCGACCATCGTCTTGGGAATGTCGCGGTTGATCACCTTCTCCATATACTCGACGATCGTGCCGATCTTGTATCCCTTGCCACTGCCGACATTGAAGACATGATGACCGGTGAGGCCTTCCAGACGGAAGTGGACTTCGGCCAGATCGGAGACGTGAATGAAGTCTCGGACGTTCTCGCCGTTGTTGAAGATCGGCAGAGAGCGGACCCGGCCAGCCGCCGCTCCGGTGAGCATCGACATGAAGGTATTGGAGCGATACTGCGGAAGCAGAAGATGCGCCGCGATCGGATTGAAGTAGCGAAGAGTGATCGCTGTCTTCCCTCTCTGGGCAAAGTCGGCGACCATTTCCTCAGCCATCATCTTGCTCCGGCCGTATGCCGAAGTCGGCTTCACCGGAGAATTCTCCGACACAGGGAAGCGGCTCTCACCGTAGACTGCGGCCGAGGATGAAAAGACCAGTCGGTCCATTCCGCTGTCCAGCATCGCCTGAAGAACGGTCACGGTTCCGTTCACGTTCCTCTCGTAATACTGGAGAGGGATCTCCTCCGACTCGCTGGCGTCTTTCAGTCCGGCAGCATGAATGGTGAGGTCCGGACGGAACTTCCGCATGGAGTCCGTGAGAAGGGCGCGATCGAGAATGTCGCCCTTGACGATCCAAGCCCCTCGGGAGCCCAGGAAGGAGACAAGTCCTGGTCCGGAGTTCGACAGATCGTCGAAGATCATGACCTTGTGTCCCTGGACGAGCGCTTGCAGTGCGATATGGGAGCCGATGTATCCGGCTCCCCCGGTGATGAGTATCCGCATGGTGTTCTACCTCGGTTTGTATCTGGAGCGGGGACGACCCTGCCCGAGCCTGACTCGCTCGTACTTGTCGAACTCGCAGAGTTGGAATTGGATGTCCGTCGGGTAGAGATGACCATATTCCGACGGCCAGTATTCTCCCTGGATTTCGGTGAGCTTGAGGATCACCTCCAGAGCTTGGGACGGACGGAGAGTGTTGTGCTCCGGCCAGTCGTGTCCACACAGTCGAGCGGCTCCCTTGAGGCCTCCAGGGCCGATCGGAGTCCACTTGCTGTAGTCGGCGGGGAACATGACGTCGTAGTCGCCCTGCTTCACCTTCGTCGTGTCCCAGAAGTCCGTCATCATGGTGTCAAGGAGGATCTCCTTGGTCATGAAGCCGGTGCCTCCAAAGCCGCCGATCACGGACATTGCACGAGCGACTTTCTCCCAGCTCCTTGTCATTTGAACGACTTGAAGCAACTCAGGAACCGCTGCGTGAAGATCCTTCATGAAATAGTTGACGACGACATCCTGCTTCGGGGCACTGATGCCCTGATTGGTGACGACGTAGGCTCCGGTGAAGACCCTCTGCCCAGAGGCGAGGCGACGTCTCGCAGTGTCTGCGATCTCCTCGAAGTCGAAGGTGTCGTAGTCCTGCCAGCCGACGGCATCGGCGAACTCGTATGTCCCGAAGTAACGGAACAGAGCGCAGTTCATCAGGATCGAGCGACGATCGTCATCGCGGTGTTCCGCATAGAAGTTCTCGCGGAGCATGGTCGTGGTCCAGTCGTAGTGACGACGGACGTTGGTGAACTTGAAATCCTGGAGGATTTGATCGCTCGTCCAGGGACGAGGCAGGCCCGCCTCCTTACGGAGACGGACCTGCTCGCGCTCTGCCATAAAGGCGAAGAACGCGCCGGTGTTGACCGGCGCTTCCATTACGCGGTCTTCGCAGCGGCGGCGTCGGCCTTGGCCTTGTCGTCGGCGGCCTTCTTGTCGGCCTTGGCCTTGTCAGCCGCAGCCTTGGCTTCGGCCTTCTCGGCATCCTTCTTGGCCTTGGCGTCGGCCTTGGCCTTGGCGTCGGCTTCCTTCTTGGCCTTGGCCTCTTCGGCCTTCTTGGCGCGCTCTTCTTCGCGCTTCTTCTTGGCCGCGTTGGGGTTCTCGAGGCCGTTGCGCTGATACCACGCGTCGACACCGGCCTGGAATTCTTCGTCGGTCGGGTCGTGCAGCTTGACGAAGCCGTTCTCGGCGTACCAGTAGATGTCGAGCGGCGTCATGTTCGCGCCCTCGATGGTCTCGAGAACGGTCATGCCGTCAGTGTAGTTGTTCCAGCGTTCCTTGACGCGATCGGGTTCCTTGATCTTTTCGATCTTGCGGAACATGCCGCGAGTCGGCCGCTTGACGGTGGCCGGTTCGGCGCCCTTGACGTGACGGGGCTCCTTCGGCTCCTTGGGAGCAGCAGGCTTCTTGCCCGCCTTGGTGTCGGTCGAATTGGCCAGATCGGCCTCGGCAGTGCCGGCGAACTTCTGCAGGGCCTTCCAGGTCGCGTCCTTGGCCTGAGCGTGGTCCTTGAAGTTCTTGATGCGAGCGACGCCGAGGTTTTCGGCAACGAGGTTGCGAAGCTGAAGCAGGTCGGCTTCGCTCATGTTGTTCACCGACTCCTGCGTGTAGGCAGTCGAGTTGAACTGGACAGTTTCGGTATCAGCCATTTGATCGGTCTCCTTTTCTGAGGTCTGAGAGGACTGGTGTTGCTCCTCACTGGCTCAATAACAATGGCACATCGCCACGCTCAGAGCAACACCAAACATTCTGCCGCCGACGATCCTAGTCGGCGCAGTCCCCGGTACGAGCTCCCGTAACGGGATCGAACGAGCAGGCTTCACCCTCGACGACAGCCTGGAGTTCCACTCGCTGGATCTCTTCGGCGTTCACCTTGGGTTCGTCCTTCTCGTCGTTCGACTTGACGACCTCGTCGTAGTTCCCATTGGGCCGATAAGTCGTGCAGCCCTTGGCTCCACCCTCGTAGGCCATGAGATACAGGTTCTTGAAGTCGTTGTAGGGAAGGTTCGTCGGCACGTTGCAGGTCTTGCTGACGGCAGAGTCTGTGTGACGCTGAGCCATCGTGAGAACTGCGACATGCTCCTCGGCGGTGACGTCTACCATGCGGCGACCGTGAACACCGAGCTTGTTGACGCCGAAGTCAGGGACATCGACGATGATTGGTCCTTCAGGCATGATGATCCGGCGCTGCTGGCTGTAGCCGAAGATTGGCTCGATGCCAGAGGACACGTTGTCAGCGCAGAACGAGATCGTGCCGGTGGGAGCGATCGATGTCAGATGCGAGTTGCGGATGCCCTGCCGCTGAATCAGCTCCTGGACATCTTCGTCGAGCGACTGGATGAACTTGGACTGACCGTACTTCTCGGCGTCGAACAGAGCGAACGAACCCTTGGCAGCGGCGAGATTGGAACTCGCGATATAGCAGTGACGAGTGATGAAAGCGAGGATCTTCCCCTCGATCTCCACGAACCCCGGCGAGCCGTAAGGATGACCCATTGCCTCGATAGCGTTGGCGAGACCGGTCACGCCGAGACCCATCCTTCGCTTCGATTGGGCTTCCTGGCGCTGCTGAGGAAGAGGATAGCGAGCGCGATCGACGATGTTGTCCATCGCACGAACAACTTGCGGAATGTCCTCTTCCAGGAGATCGTAGTCGAACTCCCAGGAGTCACCGTTTTTGACGAGATATTGCGGCAGGTTGAACGAGCCCAAGAGGCAGGCTCCGTAGGGAGGCAGAGGCTGCTCGCCGCAGGGATTGGTCGCAGCGATCGTCTCGCAGTACCAGAGATTGTTCATCTTGTTGATCGTGTCGATGAACAGCACTCCGGGCTCCGCCCAGTCGTACGTCCCGCGCATGATCATTTCCCAGAGCGCCTGAGCGTCGACCTCGCGGTAGACTTCACCACCGAACCGGAGCGGGAACGGCTTCCCGCTGGCGAGGCACTCCATGAACTCGTCCGTAATGGCGACGCTCATGTTGAAGCCGGACAGAGGACGAAGATCGTAGCGGTGGTGCTTCTTGATGAACTCCGCCAGATCGGGGTCCACCTGCTTCGAGCGAATGAACAGCTCGATATCCGGATGGTCCACCCGCATGACCATCATCTGCGCCCCGCGACGATTGCCAGCCGACGAGGTCGCTTTGCAGTAGTCGTTGAAGATAGGGGCGAAGGCCAGAGGACCGTCTGTGGTGGACTGGACACCACGGATGAGATCACCGCGAGGGCGAAGGGTGCTGAAGTCGTAGCCGACACCGCCGCCCTGACGCATGGTGATCGCAGCCAGCTTGCCCATATCCGCGATACTGACAGGAGGGAACTGGCCGGGAAGGAGGGCCTTGATTTCCTCGTCGGTTGGACCGTCGGTGAAACTGTCGTGGAAAGCTGGCATCACGAAGCAGTTGTAGGGAGTCACGTTCTTGAGACTTCCCATCGCCGACTGGACACGCCCAGGAGGCATGAAGCGCATCGTCAGAAGGATCTGCCGGAACGCCATATAGTGATCGTGATCGTCTTGGAGGGAAGCAGCGATGCGGTTCATCGCCTCACGAAAGTTCTCCCCCTTGCCGCGATACTTCTCCGCGTGAGTAGCATCGCATTCAGGAACGCTTGGTCCAATCATCGAGTTCTCCTAACTTCTCCTGGGCCTTCGCCAGATGATATTGTGCCTCTTCAATCCACGACTTTCGTACCGTCCGCTTCACGATGGAAGTGACGATCAGAAAGCCTGCTCGGCATATGTGAACATGCGCCGAGTCTAGTATCTTCGCTATCCCAGGACGATCAGTCGATGACCGCTCGTCAGTTCTCTCATCATAATTGGTTCGCTCCTCAGGAGCGGAACCGTGTCGACCTCTGGAGCTACGATCAGTATCCATCCTGCCTCCAGGAGTTTGTCCTCCGGGATCAGCTGCCTGATCTGTTCCGGATAATTACCACGAGGCCAGCCGGAGATACCCGGTTGACCGTGACCTGATGTCGCTTCGTTCAGGATGGCGACGACAGCAGCGGCCATCTGCTTTGCCATGTCATCACCGGCCTTGACATAGGCCTCCTGAAGCTGCTCCGTGAGCTGAGCGATCGGGTTCACATTCGCACCACGGTCAGGCGCTCGGCCGCTCTCGTTATTCCCGTGTAGAGCCATCTCCAGCGATCCTTTCTGAATGAGAAGGACTCGTCGAACAGTAGGATGCTGTTCCACTGCGAGCCCTGAGACTTGTGAACTGTGAGAGCGTATCCGTAGTCAAACTCTTGCGCTTCCTTGCGCTCGAACCACGGAAGGTCATCGCCCTTGCCGAGGAAGTAGTGCTCGTGAGCGAGAACGCTCTGAGCGAAGTTTCCTTCCTCTGGGTAGATGTCCATGACGACCTTGTTGTCCATAACGCCGCCGACGCTGGAGACATTGAAGATGGCTCCGTTCAGGAGGCCAGCGTCGTGGTCATTGCGAAGGCAGACCAGTCGGTCACCGATGACTGGATAGGGATCGTCAATTCCCTTGAGAGTGCGGACCCGACGATTGGTGGCGAACCGAGTCTTGTTGCGACCGACCAGAATTTGATCAAAGGCGAGTGCCTCTTGGGGATCGATCTTTTCACCTGCGATGACGCGGCAATTGTCACCGAACTCGCCCAAGGAGAGAGGCTGCTCGTTCCGGACTTGGGTCGCCATCCGGATAATCGGGGAGTCCTCAGCCTGACGGTGGATCTCGTCCAACATGACATCTGGCTTGACGTTCTCGGTGAAGTACCCGGCTCCACCGACAGGAGGCAGCTGAGCAGGATCGCCCAAGACAAGGACTTTGACACCGAACGAAAGTAAGTCTGCTCCCATTCGTGCGTCAACCATAGAGCACTCATCAATGATGACGAGTTTGGCTTGTCGAACATCACTGTCAGGATTGAGAACAAAGAAGGGCTGTTTCAAGCTCTCCCTCTCTTGCTCAATCATTTTCCTGAGATCTTTCACACGAGGGCTTTTCTCAGGATCCTCTTTCTCATCAATTAGCTCATTGATAAGAGTTTGTAATTGTCTTTCCATGTCTACCAGAGAGGCTTTACCCTTTTCCCGTGAATGATAGATCAAGGAATGAATTGTTGTTGCTCCAGGACATCCTTTTGATTGAAGGACATAGGCCGCTTTCCCAGTGAAGGCCGCGAACAAGACTGTTCCATTTACGCCTTCTGCAAGGTGTTTCGCAAGAGTTGTTTTCCCTGTTCCGGCGTATCCAAACAGATGAAAAACCTGTTCGTCGCCGTTGAGGAGCCAGTCCCGGACCTGTGATAGTGCATCATTCTGTTGAGGCGACCAACGCATGGATATTCTTTCTATGAGAAGGTGCGACCGGAGAGTAGGGAGGAGGAAACTCTCCGGTCGCAGGCTTCGTTCCGGGAGGAGGTTAGAACGGAGCCTTTTCGGGATCGTTGCCGCCAGCCGAGCCGCCACCACCTTCGGCAGTCGCAGACTGCTGTTGGTTGAAGTCAGCACGAGCGACACCCGAGAGTACCATGTCGCGGAAGTTCATCGCTTCCTGGAGGAGGTTTCCCTCAACCGAAGGATCGATCAGAGACTTGGCCCAAGTTTCCTTCAACGGACTGATGTTGAAGTTGAAGAAGGAGCCAGCCTCATTCTTCTGCTTGATGGTGCGGAGCCGAGCACGATTCGCGAACATCGGAGGCTTGCCCTTGATGAGATACATCGAGGTCAGCCAGTCGCGATACGGCTTGATCTTCGTGGAGCTGAAGGAAATCACCGCGAACGATTCGACCTCGGTTCCTTCCTCGTTCAGGATCAGCCCGTAGACGTAGTAGGTCTCAATGACCTCGTTGTCGCCGTGCTTGAACGAAATTCGCTTCCCATCAGTTCCCTTCGGCGGAATACGAGTTCCACCATTGTTCTTGATGAGATCCTTCACCAGCTCGCCGTTCGGGTCATGCAGAGTGACAAAGCCACCACCCTTGATGCGAGGAACCCATTCGACCCACGCTTCCTCCTTATGAACAGGAAGGAAGATGACCTGCTCCGTCAGTTCGCCGGTCACGGTGTTGAGCATGAGTCCTGGCTTCGCGCCCTCAATCGCACCTTCCTCGACTTCCGGCGAGTTTGACTGAAGGAGGTTGATGAACGGAATGGAAAGGTCAGTGCCTTTCGTATCCTCGAAGCCGACTCCGGCCATTTCACCGTAATTGAAGTTTCCGACAGAAACTGCCGTTCCCTTTTCTTCGGCCTTTGCTACGTCTTTTCCAGCCATGACTGGTATCCTTTCGTTGTTGAACGTTGATGCCTCTACTTTAAGACAGCTGACCCGAGGCTCCGGTCAACCGAATTAGGATTGGAGGTTCAGGACACATCCTGCGTTTAGCTCAGCGGCAGAACGGGCGAGACGTTCACTTGGGCGAATCCACTTGTTCCGAGCATTTCGTCCTCTGGGCCTTTCGATCCAGATCCTCCAATGTGTTAATTCGCTCCTTTGATTTTCGAGAAGCGCTGACGGAATACGCCGAAGAGATCCAGCGGAAGATCGGAGCCTTCGCCAAGCTGTTCACGAACAAAGGCGTCCAGCGTCTGCCAATGAACGTTTTCTTCCTTCTTGACGTTGAGCGGAGTCTTGGACTGTCCGAGTTGCTTTTCGAACTCTTTCGCCCATTCTTCTTGGTCACGACCAAATTCAATAATGAAGCGCCGCTTGATGAGCGCACCATGACCGTTTTCGTTGAGCCACCCGAAAGCGAGAGGTTTCTTGTCGCTCGTGATGCTGGCTCGGATCTTCTCAGAGATCGTGATGGTACGACCATCGGGCAGATTGAGCTTGCCCTCGATACCATCCATCAGCTTGGGAATTTCGTGCTCGGTGATTCGCTGGAGGTTCTTCTTGGCCTCATCCAGCAGGAGCTCGAGTCGCTCCACTTCGGCCTGAGCGGCCTCTTGTTCGTCGGCAAGAGCGACGAGTGCTCCCATAAGATTTCCACCAGGAGCGATGGTAGATTGCTCTTTGAAAGCTGAATAGTCCGGAATATCTTCGCTCATGTCATGTCCTTTGTTATCCGTCACCGAGGGCCAGCACCGCGCCACCCCTCAGCCTATGTCATAGCACCGCCCCGTTCATCTGACAAGTTAAAACATTCGTACAGATATTTCAGCGTAGTCACCTTGACGACCAGACCACTGAAGGAGCTTGAGTTTTCCTCCGTTGTAATGCCCAGCGACAGCAGTGGCCATTCCAATGAGAGCAGGATTTCCAATCAGTAGCAAATAATCTTCATCACTGTAAGTCTTCAATTTATCATGAAGATCTCCAATGATGTTTTCGGGATTGAATGGGTGTGCGCTAGGACTCAAGAGATACTGAATTTGACCGAACTTCTCAGCTTTCTCAAGAGTACGGAATCTGGGAACCAAGTCCCCAGATCCTTCGTCGAAGCGCATTTGTTTCTGGACGACGAATACAGTCATATCCACTCCTTCAGCTCATCACCGAGGATAGTGCTGGCGATGTCTCGTTTGTTGCGAAGGTTGTCCACGATGCGTTCGTCAACCGTTCCGGGGCAGACGATGTCAATGTAGAGAACCGGATTATCGTCCATGCCTGCTCGGTGAGCACGATCCTCGGACTGAAGGCGATCGATCAGACGGAAACTGTTGGAATAGTAGACCATTGTTTTGGCCTGATGCAGAGTGAGGCCAGGACCTCCCTTTTGGGCTGTGCCGACGAACCACTGAACATCTCCAGCTTGGAACGCCAGCTTGTTCCGTTCAGCCTGATCATCGTCAACAGAGCCGTCGTAGCGAACAGCTTTCTTTCCAAGAAGATCCATGATCTGGTCAACGTCATGACGAAAACGAGCCCATACAATTCCTGGATGGAAAGTCTCATCACGAATCTCTTCCATTGCTTCGAGGCGAGGGTTCTGATTGCCCAAGATGCGAACAGGCTCATCGTCACCAGTCGGAACGTAGTTGCAGAGAATCTGTTGCATACGAAGAAGGCGCACGATCGGGAGCTCACCATCCAGAACTTCGCCATCATCAAATTTGTAGAGAAACTCGTCTTTCAACTCGTTGTAGATTGCTCTCTGCGTGGAAGTCATTTCCACATATTTCTTGGAATACAGTTTCGGAGGAAGATCCAGAACATCGTCTTTCAAGACACGATCCGTGATCTCTTTCAGCCATTCTTCAAGAAGATCCATATTCTTGTAGCCGAGAAGTTTGTCGAAGCCAGGATCATACCCGAGCTCACGTTTACACTGCTCAGCAGTAAACCACTCACCAAAGAATTGACGGAACTCAACTGCTCCACCGATACCCTTACGTTTCCAGAAGTTTTCATCAAGAAACTTGACTTGTGAATATACGTCGAAGGGTCCAACTGCGATTGGAGTTCCTGTGAGGATTCTTCGGTGACTCGCGTAACGCCCAGAGGCGATGATCGACTTCGTACGCTTCGCTCCTGGAGACTTGATGTTGTGAGCTTCATCAAGAATATAGAGTGCTTTACGCCGACGAAGGAATTTCCAGACTGTGTCCTTGCCCTTCTGAGTCATGAAAGCATTGTAAGAGATGAGCATGACCGCGAGGCCCTTGTGCTTCATCAACATTTCCATTGCTCGAATGTTATCTTTGGTGTCTTTCTTTGCCGTTAGAAAGACTTGCACCATCGTGTCAAGAGCGACTTCAGCTGGCATGTGTTTCGGGATTTCATCAGTGTTCCAGTTTCGCTCAACTCCGGGAGGAGCGACGACGAGCAGACCATCTATCTCACCGTTGAGATATAGGAATGACGCTGTGTCGATGACTGGTTTTGTCTTTGCCGTTCCCTGCTCCCAGAACAGACCCCACGACGTCGAGCGAACGTGTTTCTCAAGGTGTTCTTTCTGATGGTTGAAGGGGTCAATGACGTGAGGGTATTGTGACAGATCCATATGGTTTCTCCTTTTCTGAGTATCATCATAGCCCAAGGAGGGCTCTCTTGCAATCTCGGTGTTTCAACCTCCTGACTCCACCTGCCTTTACTTAACTTCGGGTGAAAGAAATAAGTGGAGGCAGAGGAAGTCCAATGTTTGCAACAGCTTAACCCCTTCTGACTCTACTTACTCTACTTACTTTACTAAATAATAAGTGGAGCCTCAGAGGCCGCTCCGACCACCGTGGGCCATTTACCCCACGGTTGCCAGCTAGGGGGAGGCAGTAAAGCAAGTAAAGTCAGCCATTACATTTGCCAATGCTTCCAAGCACTTAGCGAGTTTCCTCTGACTCCACCTGCCTCCACTTACTTCACTTCGGACAGCCCCACGCTAATCGCGCGGCGTTGTTCTGTTTTGCCTGAAGGATCGAGTCATCAGGCCACGAAGACTTCCAGTATATCGGTTTCCAAGCATCACAGACAGCGAGCTGATTAGCCTCGCCAGTCTCAATCTTTCCGATACCCGTCATCGTCGTGCAGCTTGCCAGCATCAGCGTCACGAGCAACAGCGTCACGCGCTGCAAGAGCTTTCTTGACCCGACCATTGAGTTCCTCCATCTGTTCCTGGATAGCTCTCGCTCCTCCAGCATCCAATAGCTTATTCCGTTCAACATAGTCGAACAGAGATTGAGCCATCTTTAGAAGTGCTAAAAGAAGCGAGAGCCAAGACACAGGATCACCTCCTCACTTGACAGGTGGTTGCTGTTTCGCCAGACCAGAGAACCCGTCACGAACGATGTTGACCAGCGTCTTGAGAACTCCAAGAGCCGCAACGGCCAAAGAAGTCCATTCAGGCGAGATCCACGAACCTGAGCATTCAAGGTTTCCGGTAGGGAGAGCAGAGCACCCCGTAGCGATCAAGAACGCAGTGAAGGCTGCGAGCAGCGCAATCACAACGTTCAAGATATTGTGAAACAAATTGGAATTCATATCTACTCCTTTTCTCCTCATACCTACCTGCCGGATAGGCTCGGTCTCAGACGATCGCTCCGAGTGGATCTTTGCGAACGTCGAAGGACGGACACGCCTTGTTGGCGTATTGATTGTGACCAGTGATTTTCTTCACCTTGAATTTCTTCGCCAGGAAGCGATTCAGCCATAGCATCGAACTTCTCTGGGCTTCCGTGCGAGTGTCCTCGGCTCGCTTGCCATCAGCGCTGATGCCACCGAAATAACTCACGCCGATTGTGCCAGTGTTGTGATCCTGAACGTGGGCACCGACCTGACCGATGGGACGCCCAAGAGAGATGCGACCATCAGGATGAATGAGGTAGTGATAGCCAACGTCCGAGAAACCGCGAGCCTTGTGCCACGAGCGAACGTCTTCGACGGTGTAGTCTTTACCAGCCGGAGTCGCCGTGCAGTGATTGATGATCTCGTCGATTGGACGCTTTGTGTCGAGTAGCTTCAGAGACGAGAGATTCGGAGGCGGAAGACCTTCTGACGAAGTGAAAACCAGCTCAGGAGCTGGATTCTGCATCGGTGTCTTGTCAGGCTCTGGCTTTTTCGATTTCGGAGGAGTGATTGCCTCAAGCAGAACTTTCTTTGTCTGAGGTCCAGCTTTGCCATCAACGACAAGACCGTACTTTTCCTGAAATGCTTCGACAGCTTTCTTTGTGATCTTACCAGCCTTGCCGTCGATCACTCCAGGATTGAAGCCGAGCTTTTTCAGTGCCTCTTGGATTTGAAGAATGTTCATCACTGCTCTCCTTTCTTCACCACATTCGGTGTCACATCGAGAGATGGAATAGAATCAGGGTTGATCACGAAGTTGAAGACTGCTGGACGAAGTGGGATGAATCCGAACAGCCAAACTCGACGACTGTATGTGATAGAGATCGGAGGTCCCTGCTCAAGACATGGGAAAGCCCAGTCGAGTATCACATACTGCGATAGATCTCCTGGAAGCTGTCTGTAAGTAGCGATACCTCTCTCACTGCAAACCAGCGAATCGTCCTTTGCAAGAAGACGGTATTCGGCCCACCAGTCAGCTTCGACAGTTCCAAATGGGGTCTCTCGTACAGAGGACATCACCCATTGATTGTTTGAATCTTTGACGATCGTCATCGTCTTCTGATTTATGAAAAAGTTTGTTGAAAATATAAGCCAGGAAACAATGGCGATCTTCAACACCAAAAGAGTGGTGAAAATGATTCGAAGTTTCATCACGGGGCACCTCCAACGATGACCTTCCTGAAGGTCCAAATAATTCCAAGAAGAGTGGTCACCACTGTTCCCAGAGTTGCGATCCCCCATTTCAATCTGTTGGCCTCTTCTCTGGCCCGCTCTTTTTCCCGCTCGTTCATTTCCTTCCGGAGCGCTTCGATTTCCTCATGCTGTTCCTCGAGTTTCTTCTCAAGGGCAGCTATTCTCCAATCCGAAAGGTCATTCTGAGTTGTCATCGAGCGCTCCCTCTATTCAGCAACTGGATGTTTATGTTGAGCTAGTCTCCAGTTTGGTTGCACGAGGGCAACGCTAAGGCCAGCCAGTTTATTGCGCCCTTCAGAGCCGCCATCAGAGCCGCTCTGAACCCCTTGGCTGGCATTGGTGGCACAACATACAGGCCAGCCCTTGCCGCTTGCCAGCGGCCTTCTGAGGCGTCCTGTTTTATGTTCCACCAACCCCATTCTTAAGCCTCCGGTAACTCAGGACGAGCAGCGAGTTGCTCTTGGAGATTACGAACTGCACCGCGCTCCAGTTCGAGTTCCTGCATCACCTGTTGAAGCTGAGCCTGAACTCCAGCTTTCTCGCCAGCCATCGCAGCGCACCGTTCAGAGAGCTGCGAAACCTGCTGACGAAGTTCAGCCATGAAGGCTTCAACCTCGACAGGAATTGTGAAAGTTGCCATGATCGTATCTCCGTGATATCTATGATTATTTGGTGATCATACTTCCAAAAAGCCGTTCTAGCAATCGAAATTACTTTACGGCTTTTGTGGAAGCAGGTTCTTCTTGGGCTTCTCCGGCAGCGGCTTTTTCGTCCGCTTTTCTCTTGGCGACGGCTTCAGCAGCGGCCTTGTTTTCAGCGGCAATTTCAGTGAGGAGACGAGCTTTGACTGAACCACTTTTCGTCTCCTGTGTTCCATCAGAAAGATTCACAAGCACTGTTCCAGCTTCCTCGTCCCATTCAACGACCCCGTCAAGAGGATATCCGTTGATTGTGACTCGGTAATTGTCAGGATTTTTCTTTGCCATATTCATATCTCCTTATAGAGCTCCGTAGGCTGCAAGATACCAAGCTGCTCCATCATAAACAGCCTCAGCCCATGTATTTGTCGCCATAGCTTTTCCAGCGAATGTGATATTGAAAGCCCCGCCGCCAGTTCTCGTGAGGCGCTTCTTCATTCCAGTGAGAGCACCAGATGTTCCAAGCGTACAGGCTCTCGCAGCAGTAAGAGTTCCTGTGTGACGAGTTTCAAAAGGATCCGCAGGGTTGATAGTGAAAGCTGCATCAGTCGCAATTGCCTGATAGCCTTCAGTCATTGTCACTCGGCCAGTTGTGGCATTGATTGTGAAAGCTGTGATGAACGAACTTCCGTTCGGCGAGACTTTGATGGTGAAATTGTCATCAGCCAGAAGCCCAAAGAGAGCGCGAGTGGAGAAGTTCGTTTGGAACGTGAAGGACGCATCGTCACCAGCAGCTTGTTTGTTTAGAGTCGCTCCGACACTCGCTGTTTTACGATTCAGCAGAAGATTTCCGCTTACGGACAAACCATTATTCGCATCAGCAGAAGCGCCACCGACACCGACGTTTCCATCAGCATTTCGGATATTCAAACCGGTGAAGAATGAAGATCCATTCGGTGATACTTTGATTGTGAAATGATCGTCAGCGAGAAGTCCAAACAATGCTCGAGTGCTGAAAGCAGTTTGAAATGTGAACGAAGCATCATTGCCAGCGGCATTCTTATTGAGAGTGGTGTTTACGCTTGTTCCAGCGTTATTCACAAGAACAGATGGCGTATTCAACGAGAGGCGATTTGTCGCATCCGGAGTTGCACCACCGAGACCGAGATACAATAGAGTCGCAGTTGTAGCTGTCCCTGCGAGAGTCGTCGTTCCAACCAAATTGATTGTCGTATTGATAGAACTGAAATTCACAGTTGGTGAATTGATCGTCGTGGTTCCGAGTGAACCAGCTACAGCGGAACCGATATTGATCGTCGTTGTAGAAGTGGAAACACCACCAGTTCCGATGTTCACGGTCTTTGAAGTAGCAGTAAGCGTCGCTCCGCTACCTACGTTGATAGTCGAAGCAGCGGTGCTTGTCCCAAGAGAGGCACTGGCAGCAGAGACAACAAAAGTTCCTGAGAAAGTCTTTGCACCAGAAGCTGTCTGAGTTGTGGAGAGAGTCATCCCTCCAGCGCCAGTGATGATATCAGTCCAGGAAGTTCCATTCCATGCTACGAGAACATCTTCATCCTGAATGTAGCAGAGCCAGCCTTCCACTTGGGAATAGAATTTCCAAGCTGCATCAACCCAAGCTGCGATCTTGTTGGCTTGACCAGTCCAAGCTCCAGTCGCTCCGGCAGCGACAATATATCTGTCACCTTGATTGGGAGTTGCTGGAGGAGTTGTCAAGTTCCTATCAAGAACAGTCAGTTGAACAAGAATGTCAAGATCACGAAACGAGGCGTTCACAGGAACGTGTTTCTGGGCCTGATTCGACCCGATCATTGGAAGTCCGAGGACTGGAGTGTTTGCCATTGCTATCCCTTCCTCACGGTGCGACCGCGTCGACTATGAGCGTTTCATCGGCAGCATGGCCTCTTCCGATAGAAGAGCTCAGCTGATAAATTCTAACGTGAACCGACGTCTGAAGACTCCCGAAATCGGTAACCTGATCGGCCGCCGAGTAAGTATAATCCGTAGACGTCAATCCTGCAAGTGATCTTACAACCGAAGCTCCATTGAGGATTTCAAGGTCGTATTTCTCATATTCTTCATTCAACGGAGGCTCAACTGTGCTGTCCCAATCGTCTCCACCGAAACGTGTACGACGAGCCCATGAGATTTGAATCCTCCCATCTGGGTTTGTCTCGACGGCTTGCAATGAAGTTGGAGCATAGGGCATGAGCCCGACTGCCCTAAATGTCAGAGTCTGATCTTGATAGGTGTCTTCTGAAGGATCATCAGCAGAAGGACCATACCGATAAGTCAGAGTAAACGTCTTCTGGGAATTTGTAATTCCGAGAGGAACAAGAATACTCGTCTGCAAGAAAACAACTCTTGCATCGATGGAGATCGTTGCCATATCAGCTTCAGTTCCGAGCTGACCTCTAATGAGACCGTTAAGATCATAGGTTGTCCCGCTGACAAGAGTCGCGTTGACGAACTGAATGATCTCCCAGAGACCGTTATCATTCTTGACAGCTATGGCGTTCAATCCACTGTAGATCGCATCCTCAGTGTTGCTCGTTGGCTGAAATATGGGGTTGCTGATGTTGACACGAAGAGTTTGTCCATAATTGATGACCCATGGAGAAGCTGGCTCAAGAGCAGTCATAGTTCTGGCAAAGACAGAACGATTTTCAATCTGGTTGATCAGAGTCAATCCAGAAGTCACAGGATCTTTGATATAGATATCAACACTCGGCGGGAAGGGATCCTGATAGGCTACTACTCGAGGAGCCCAAGGAGAACTTTCGGAACCAGTGAGAAGAGGAATATCCAGGAACTCGACAATGGACTTTCCATAGACGTTCGGTGCAGTTGAGATTGGGGGACGTCCAGAGAACGCCATGCCACCATAGATCGAAGGTTCGTGAGTTGAGAATTCAATCTTACGATTAAGACCATCCTCGACACCATTGATTCTTGTCGAGAAGAATCTGCTACCAATCGTGAAAGTCAAACCGTCTCCTGGCTCGAATTTCATTTTAGAAATTGGGAACAGGAACTCACCAACTTCACGAGCAGCCCAACTTTCTTGAACAATTTGATCAGCAAGAGATCGTGCATATTTCTGATCCAAGACAACAGGGAATTGGACTCTAGCGACGTTCTGACTTTCTCCAACAATCTTTGTTCCAGACACAGAGGCTGACTGGTACGAATTCTCTGGATCCATAAAGTCGACTCTTGCAGCAGCAATGAGCTCAGTCTCTTGCTGGCGAGTTATTGAGAAACCTCCTGGGTTGCCTTTCTCAGTTACAAGATCATTGATATCAATGTTGTTGAAAACTGTGTCGATGCGAAGAGAGAACTTCAATTTCCCACCGCTTTCATAACCATCGAACATGAAAGCAGAGAAAAGAGAAGTCAGCATTTCTCGCGGCGACATGATGTTGTCAACAACATATCCAGGAACGATTGTGTTCTGTCCAACGAGTTCGGAAACGTCGACATCATTCTCGAGCCCAACGAGGCTCATGAATTCAGTGACGAGGGCTCCAAGAGTTACCGAGCCAGCACGTCCATTCAGCCAATGACCGAGAGTCCAGTTTGCTCCATCGCTCCAGACTTCGTTTAGATACGGGAATTGAGGATATGGGCGAGCGTCCCAAGTCCAGGCCCACATATCTTCATGAGCAACCATCGAACCGCCATTGTCACGCCAGTATTTGACGAAGACTTCGATGTAAGTTCTCTGGATGACATCGTCTCGTTGTCCAGTCGAATAATGCGGATACTCTGACTCAGATGACTTAGGATCAACGAAAACGTTCGGTTGATTGGTTCCTTTATCGACAGCTGGACACCCGAATTCAGTGAAGATCACTCGTTTACTTCCGGGAGTCCATCCAGTTGGAGAACCGCTTTGAACTCCAGCCGGACGATTGAAGTGCTGATTGTTCCACCAATTGCGAATGTCTTTCTGACGGAAGACCCACGGTTTTCCATAAGCGCCATCAGTGATAGCAGTGCGAATTTGGTTATCACGATTGGATTCATTCGCATAGAACCAATCGTAGTATTCGCCTCCTTCGATGTTCGAAGTCAGATAATTTCGATCATAGATCTTTCTCGGCCCGTTCACACCGTCATAATCAGTGTGAAGAATTCCATCACGCCAATCAGAAAGAGGCATGTAGTTGTCGATACCGATGAAATCAGCAGCTTGCCAAATAGGATCCATGTTGAAGTAGACATCATTCGTCCCATCTCCAGGACGATGAGAATGGTATTCACTCCAATCAGCAGCGTATCCAACTTCTGTGGCAACACCACCGATTGCTTTCACATCATTAATGAGGCTGGCGTATTTCGTGACAGCAGGATAGTTTGAAGCAGAAGAGCGGATGCTCGTCACTCCAACCATTTCGGTCCCGACACAGAAGTAATCAACTCCACCAGCCGCTTTGCAGAGCAGAGCGTAGTGGAGAATCATTCTGCGAATGCCCCAATCGGACCCACCAGTCCAGTCAACCTGAGTTCCAGAGACGCTGAAGTTACCAGTAGTCGCGCTTCCAAAAAGACTGTCGACCTGAGTTGAAGCAGTTGCAGTCTTGTCAACCGTTCCAGCGAAACCAGGAGCTGGATGACAAGTGATACGTCCTCTCCACGGGAAAGCAGCCTGACCTACTCCAGCACCATTCGCAGAGTAAGGGTTCGGCTTTGTGTTTCCAGAAGGGATATCCATAAGAGTGAACGGGTAGAAGCAGACCTTATGACCTCGAGACTTCAACTCCTGGATAGCTTGAACAATAGAATGATCTGATGGAGTTCCACCATAGATAGGACGACCCTGACTGTCCACTGAGACGAGAGTAGCTCCAGAACGAACTATGCCGTTCACTCTCCATGGAACTGAGTTGCTCTTGTTTGCCACTTCCACTCTGGGCTTGAACTGGCAGTTACCAGCACGAAGATCATCACCAAACCAACCGACAACGAGATTGACAGTTTCGATATTTGGAAGAGCACAGTTCATCTGATCAAGAGAGATTTCGATGTCAGTGACATTCTTCTTGTAGTGAGAATTCTCAGCCTGAGAGTTACCCTCACCATCACTTTTCGTTGTGACTACATTAGAGTAGATGAACTCTCCAGAAGAAGGAATGAGAGAAATACCCTGAAGGATGTTCTCCATGACGTCAGGGTCATTGACTGCCACCTGATGATTGATTTCAGCAGTTACCTGAGGAATACGATTTCCAAAATCTGCAAGAGGAAGATCTTCAAAAACAAGATAAGCAGTTCCACGAAAAGCTGGAACTTTGTCTGCACCCTCAACTTGTTGAATCAAACTGTCAGGAGACTGAGTACTTGTTCCCTCGTACCAGCGCCAATTGAATTTAGAAATATCGACGAGAGATCCGTCAAACCAAACACGACCGAGTTCAGTGCAGGGACCTCCTTCACAGAAAGCAACTGCGAATGAAATCGAATAAGTGTAACTCGTGACTGTCTGTCCGCCGCCTCCACCTTTGCCGCCACCGACTTCTTCTTCGGTCTTAGTTTCTTTGAAATGGGTCGCCCAGATTAACGTCCCACCAATTCTGCAACGTCCGTAGAGGCGTTTGATTGGAGACCCTTCTGTAGAGTTTGATACAGCGATTTCTTGAAGACGAGGACCCTCAGTGTTCTGGTGAGTTGCAAAGAGTCGATTGTCAATGAACGTACCGATAGCAGTCGCAGCGAGAGACGCAGCGAACAATCCCCAACCGGAAAGCCCAAGAGAAGCGACAGCAGAAGTCAGGATGAGAGTAGCCATTAAACCTCATCCTCCGGGCAAGGGAAACGCAGGACAGCAGCGACTTTGCGAAGCCACTGATCTCCCAAGCTCACTTCGTAAACTTTCTGCTTGCTATAAGCATGAACCATCGTATCAGTAGAGGTGATGATGCCACAGTGTTTTGCGGAAACACCTCTCTTCATACGAAAGACAAGTATATCGCTCGGCATCATTTCTTCAAAAGGAACTTCTTCCAAATGGCGGCGGCCGAACAAGAGAAGAGGATCTTTTTGATCCACTTCATACCAGTTCGGTTGATAAGGAGGCATATTCTCTGGGTCATTCTCAACACCAAAGAATTCGCGATAAACACCACGAACCATTCCAACACAGTCGCATCCTTCGCCCTTGATAGACGATTGATGACGATACGGAGTTCCGATCCATGTGCGAGCGATATCGATGATCTTCTGGCGGTTCTCAGGAAGAACACCAGTCATGCGATATTCCTCTCCGCAGCAGGAGATTTTCTTAGTTACCGAAGAGACTGCGTCCATCTTGGCTCGCCCCTCCCTTTGTTGGATATTTTGCTACGGCATCATTTCCAGGAATGAACTCATAGCCTTGAAAGTTCAGAATGTTATTGAACTTGGAAACACAGGTTTCACGATCTTTCTTGCATCCAGGATACATTGTGAAAGTGTCACCAGGAGAAATAGCGAAAGGAACAGCTGACCAGAGTTCAATGGAATGAACTCCACTCGTATATTGAATGTGCTGTTTGATCTCGAACTGCAAACCGGAGCAAAGCCCAGAGGTGAACTGAACATGACCGAGCGTGAAGGTGTCACTGGAGCCTGAAATAGTGGTAGTTGAGAACGCTCGACTGTCCAAAACCGTGGCGACCGTGCCATTGTCCGCCAGCGCCGCCAAATTGACCTTGCAGCGGTTATCCCCAAGCACCGCATCACAATATCGCTGATAAGTCCGTCCAGTCTTCTGCTGTGCCTTCTGAGTCAGCGAACGCAACTCAGCGCTGAACGAGGTTTCCATCCTCTTGACTTCGCCGATGGTCCCCTTAGCGATTTTGTATCGCATGTTTGCATTTGAGATATCATTCCAGTTGACCCACCAAAGTTCAATCTCAGCTGCATCATATCTTCCAGCAGAAAGATCAACCTCATTGATCGTATCTGCGCTCAGGGCGCTATCAACATTTAGATTGTCAACGCTCAAGCCTAGTGAGCTCTGGATTGCAGAAGCAGTGAAACCAGTTGAGGCTTTGTATGTGAGAGAACTGAAAGTGAGATCACGGTCATGCTCTGTGAATCCCTGGACTTGTCCATCACGACGCGTGACTTTCCAGCAGTAGCACATAGTCGTCGTGCCGCCGTCAAGATGAGCCTGCAAAGTTGAATGGAATTGTCTCACACCCTGATCTCCAAAATATCAATCTGGGGAAGGCTCCCTGCTTCGAAGATTTCAACGCTGACATTCATGAAGTCAGTGTCAAAACGAACCGGAACATCGAATTCAAACCCCGCTGTAATCACGTGACCATTGGCCGGAGGTGTTACGAAGGTCACGATACCAGTTGTCGTGTCAACTGTAAAGTGGGTTGTGATAGTCTGTTGAACACCGTTCTTGCCAATCAGCACGGTTCCGGCGACTGGCTTTTTGATTTCACGAGTCCAAGGATTCGAGCTGAGGCTATAGGTCTTGCTCAATTGAAACTGAGTTGCAACACCATTCCCAGTTCCAATCTGTTGATCGTTGAAGGCTGGCACCTTCTTGGGCTTTCCTGAACGATAATCGCTCCAGTCCCTCCAGCGAAATCCATGAAGACGTCCACGACGGGCCTCAAAGAATTCGATAGTTTCATATAGTTTGTCAATACTGCGAATTCCCTGTGAAGCGTCATAACGACGACGAGAGTTCGCCCATATACTGTTTCGCTCTTCAAAACCAGATCGAAGAGTCACGATGTCAGTGATACGTTCAGGCCCACCGGAAGATCCAGCAGAGATATCAGTTGGGAACTGAATTTCGTGAAAAGCCATTAAGAGTTCCTCCCTGCTCTGCTGATCATGCGAGCGGCTCTGGCAGACAGCTGACCTTCACTACGACGGAAGCCCTCGACATCAGGAGTTGAGACATTGAAGTTCACAGTGATATTCTGCTGACCGCCTCCAGGAGTTTGCCCTTTTGGAGTGACAGTGACATTCTCGCCGTCTTTACCACGGAAGGCGACAAGACGATTGTCAACACCAGGAAGGGGAGCAATCCCACTTTGAGAACCAACTTGGAAAGAGCCACCTGACACAAGCCCAGGAAGGGACGAGAACAGTGACTTGAAAAGATTCCCGAAGATGTTCCCTCCACCAGTTCCAGTCCCTCCAGTAAAACCGCCGAAGAGTTGCTGGAAAGCCTGAGACACAACGAGCTGAACGATCTGCTTGTTGATGCTCTTGATAAGACTTGAGAAGTCGGCTTCACCATCAACCACGAGATCAGCAATCGCAGATGCCATACCATCAAAGGCATTCGTGATGATGTCTTCCATTTGCTTCGCGTAGTCACCAGTTTTCTCAAGAATACGCAGCAGACCTCTTTCAAGGCCGGAAGCCATGTCAGTCTGTGAACTCAAGAATTCAATTCTTGCTGCACGAGTTGCAGTGACAAATTGATCCTGAGAGATACGACCATCTGCAAGAAGACGCTTGATGGCTTCCAGATTTGTCTTGTACTTCTCCATCGGGCCATTGATTTCTTCATAGATATCAGAGGCCGCTTTAAGGATTTGGTTCTCATTCAGAAGCTCCATGACGAGGCCACGTTCAGCTTCCGTAAGACTACGCTTCATCTGCTCTTCAATCTGAAGAACCGCCTGGAGCTTTTCACGCTCGGCAGTATTCACTTTGAGGAGCTCATTCTGCAAAGTCAACTCACGAACAACTTCAGCGAAAGATTTCGCTTTCGAGTCAGCGCCACCTGCTCCAGTCCCAGCAGGATTGGCAGGATCACTCTTTGTGTCGAGATTTGCAAGTCGTTCTGCGGCAACTGCTCTTGCTCGCTCGAGGATTGCTCCCCATGCGTTTCCAATATAGTCGGTGCTGAGAGCCTTACCGAATTCATCATTGAAGATCTGGCCAACCTGCTGAGCAGCACCAGTCACTTCGGGTTTGAATTCTTCGAGATTGACATCAAAGTTGTCGAACATCGTTGCGAAAGGATTCTCAAGGCCAACAGCAGTGAAAGCTCCTCCGAGCCACTCGAGGAAGTCTCCGATGCCCTTGACGAGTCCTTCCAGACCAGCCTCAACCACGGTGATCAGACCAGTGATAGCAAGAGCTCCGAGATCTTTCAGAGCGGCTGGGAACAAGCCCCATGCTTTCATCACACTGTTGAACAGACCGACCCAAAGACCGATCTGGAAGTTGATGTAGCTCTTGACAACGTTCAAGATGATACCCATCACCTGTCCAACGAAGTCTTTCAGTTTGTTCCAGAGACCAGATACAAAATCAATTGCTGCTGAGAAACCGTCACTGATGAGAGTGATGACAGGAGCAATCGCCTCGCCGATCAACTGGAAGGTTGCGATACCAACATCACGAAGAGTGACGAAGCCGTCATCTGCAACTCCAATCTTATCAGAGAAATAGACAAGAGCCGCGACTATTGCGACGATCGCAGCTATGACAGCTCCAATGGGATTGGCAACCATTATCGCCCACAGACCCATCATCGCAGTTCTGACAATATTGATAAGACCAGCCAGCACTGGGAAAGTCGCACTCAATCTTGCGAATACACCTGATGAGGCAGCGATAGCGGCTGTAGATCTTGCCTGAGCTGCACTGAGAGCATTTGTCGCAGCAGTTTGAGCAGTCGTCGCAGCGGCAAGCTCAGCGCTCGTTCCAACAAGAAGTTGCTCAGTACGAGCAAGAGCGATATTGGTGCGAATGTTATTCGCGACAGCAGCATTGAGAGCAACGAAACGGCCAGTCAGAGCAGAACGAGCTCGACCATTCGTCACAACGATCGCACCCTCAGCAGCTTGCTGTTGAAGGAGAGTGATGTTCTGAGCGATCTGTGCCGCTCCAACTTGAAGTTCACGAACTTTGGCAGTCGCAGCGGCATTGGTCGCAGCGGCAGAAGCAAGAGCACTTGCAGCTTTGGCTTTCTCAATTCCCTCAGCAGTCAGCAAAGTTGCGTTCCCAGCAGCGACAGCAGCAGCAACTTCTCTGTTGTATTTGATCACCTGAATGAGAGCTGAGATATATCCAACAGCTTTGAAAGCAGCGAAAGCCGCACTTGCAGAAACAATACCAGCGACAAGAAACTCAAGAGAGTCAGCGATGGTGATGATTGCATTCGCCACGGAAGCACTTGCACCTGTCATATCGTCGAATTGATCAACGACACGAAGAGCCTGATTGCGAAGAACTTCAAAAGCCTGACCAATCGTAGGAACAGTTGTCCCGAAACGAACTGCCAGTTCTTCTCGAGCGTCAGCGAACGCTTTCACGATTTGGGCTGATGTGATCTTGCCATCAGATCCCAACTTCCTCAACTGCCCTCGTGTCACACCAAGAGAGTTTGCGATGATGTCAGCGACATAAGGAAGCTGTTCAAGAACAGAACGAAGTTCATCACCATTCAATCGACCAGAAGCCAAGCCCTGTGACAGCTGGATAAGAGCAGCATTTGCTTCACGAGTGCTTGCACCAGAAAGGATCGTTGCCTGATTGAGTGATTCAGTGAATTGGAGAACATCGCGCTGCGACAGTCCAAGCTCACGAGCAGCGAGCGCCATACGAGTATAAAGTTCACTCGTCGTCTCGAAACTGCTACGAGTTCGGTTAGCGATATTGAAAAGTTCATTCTGGACAGCGTTGAGCTCTGCCGTGCTATTCGTCACAAGACGAAGACGGTTTTCAAAGTTCGTCAGAGTATCCAGCATTTTGGTGAGACCAGCGACAGCGCCAGCGCCACCTAGAACAAAGAGTGAGTTCTGAAGCAAACGAAGACCGCGAACAGATCTGGTCGCGACGTCGCCAATCTCTTCCAATGAACGCTTGACAACTCGAGCGCCATTCTCTCTTACAATGATGTCAATGGTTTCAGTTGTCATTCTCCATCACCCACATTTCTTGAGAGGAGCCGAACTCCTGCGATCTCATTCCGGGCTTCCATCATAGCAATCTGAACCCAATCATTCGGCTGTTGTTTGGAAGAGCCAGAACGAAGACGATCAAGATACGGAATTGCATTGGTGATGAAGACAGCAGTCCCTGCCTGACCAGTTCCTCTCTTCGCACCGACTTTCAAACGATTGATGACAGCGAAGCCAGCAGCGATTGTCGCTCTGGCGTTCGCTCGTTCACCGATCCCGAGCTTTTTGCCCGGAGAGTATGCTGGGATGACAGACCTCGTCGGGTTGCCCAAGGAGACACGCCAGTTCGAACGAGCATCACCTTCGTCAACAGGAGTTCCCTCGACCAGTCCAGTAAGAGCCTTCTTCGCAACACGCTTGGTCAACGCAACCGAGTTATTCTCGATGCGACTTCCGAGCTTACGAATGTTGCGGGAAAACTGGAGGAGGGTTGCCACGACTATTTCTTTCTCCTGTGAAACTCAAGATACACTGCATCCATTTCTCGGATATGGTGGTGCATCTCTTCAGTTTGGTCTTCGTCTAGATGATGAGCCTCGCAGTAATCGTGAATCACCTTCCATGGTATTGGACCCATAGCCATCCCTATTTGCCTACTGTCGGAAAGCTCCACAAACCCGAGATAGTAGAGCTCTAGACCAGTGAGAAGATCAGGGGCGTTTTGTATTTTCTCAGGGAAGGGAAGACCCTCCCTGAGACATTGTTCCATGATCTTCTTTTCGACAGCGCCCTGCTCCAGGAAATAGAGCAGGACTTCGGCTAGTTTTTTCCGTCAGCCTCCATCTCTTCTTTGCGGAACAGGGCGACGCCTTCCGCCGCCGACTGAAGATCAACAAAGAGAGCAGGCAGAGCGCGGAACGTCGCAATGATGTTCTCGGGCGTAACAGGGAGAGGAGCACCAGTCTTCGCGTGGATGCCATTCTTCCACTTGGTGGTTCCGTCCTTCTCTTCGCCGTCAGCGATCTGCCAGTTCAGAATGACAGTCTTGGCATAGATATCGTAGAGCAGAGCACGAGAACGATCTTCCGGCATTGTCCCAGCCTGGATCGCCCGACGGAACGGTTTCGTCTTCGCTTCAGCGTAAGACAGATACTTCTTGTTCGAACCACCGGCACGAGCGATCTGCACACGGAAATCACCGTAATCGATCCAAATGCCACCAGTTTCGAGATTGGTATCTGTCTCAAACTGTTCATACATGCTGCTCATATTGATACTCCTTTTCTGAGGGTTTAACGGCTGACCTTAGTCAGCCGCCGTAGGAAGATAATAGAAGAAGGTGAAGAGCAGGGTGTGATCGAACCCTGTCGCAATATCTTCACCAGTGGCGGCGTCCATATTGAGAGGAAGCGTGATCGGCTGATCCTGTTCAATATTCAGACGTCCATCACCAAGAGCAATCAAAGGAATGTCAATGACGATACCCTGATTGTTCTTGACGATCGCCATGTCCAAGGTCACGTCCGAATTGTTTCGAACAGCTTGGATCGCAGCGACGTTTGCGAAATAGGCGGTGATGTTGCCGCTGACTGTGAAAGTACCTGCGGTCACATCGAACGCACCGAGGACCGAAACGGCCTTGTTCGGTGAGACGTTGTTGTTGATGCTGATCGTCGCTTCCGTGATGAAAGCGAACAGCGAGCTCGGAGCTTCGTTTGCAATATCAAGAACGGACATCTTGATGCGAGAGAAGTCACTCGAGGTATTGAAGGTCTTGGCCGGAAGAGGAGTCTTCACCGAAGTCTGGAGAGGACCCTGAGCGCCTGTCCGCTGTTGATTGTTGATCGCCATGAAGGAGAAGTCAACGTTCACGAGATCAGCGGTCGGAATATTCAGCGTGAACTCATTCGGCACAGCGCCGCTGAGATATTCAGACTGAATCTGTGACGGCTGAGCATCATCAGGAGCGCCGAGCGTCCGTTCCAGAGTGTAGGAGCGACGCTTGATCAGCGAGCCAGTTTCATTCCGGAGAACGTCACCGAAGAAAAGCTGAACAGTGCTGGTCGTGTTCGCTTCAGTGATCATCGGAAGTACCGATTTATCAAGAACGAGAGCATTCGCCGAGATCGAACGAATTCGCTTGAAGCCATTGTTCGCAGCATTGGTGAACTGAGTTCCACCGCTGTCACCACCGACGAAGATCCACTGACCAACGACAAGGCCGAGAGTAGTGAAGTTCAGAGTGGTAGACGTGATAGTCGCGAAGTCACCAGTGACGTTGACGTCAAGATCACCAACAGTTGCCTGATGACCGACGCACTGAATGAATGCTCCAGCCGGAGGTGCTTCAGTCACAAGAAGACCAGTGGCAACTTCAACGCTGACGTTTGCAGTGATGGCGGTCACCACGTTGAGAGCGTTGTTTGCAGAGTTGGTGAAACCGAAACCCTTGATGATCGATCCAACGAGGAAGCCAGCCGTAGAAGCCACTTCGTATTCGTCAGGGTTTGCAAGATCGATATCAACCGCCGTAACGACTTCGTAGCCTTTCTGACGGATATCAGCAAACATGAGACCCTGAAAGAGATCGATCATGTTGTGGAAAGTCAGATCATGGTTGAAACCACCAGAGGCGTCGAGATCGACAACAGATCCCTTCTTTCGCTGGCGAGACGGGTTGATCGGGTTCGATGCTTTCGTGGTGAGCTCACCGCCGAAATCATTGTAGCTATTTGGTTCGAGGCGACGCCAAACAGGGGAGCTGAGAACGCCGAGCGACGATTCTTCGGCATAGGCCAGTCCCGTGATGTTGGAGTCGATCTTATTGACCTGTGCCATATCTGGCCTCCTTATTTGATCTCATCGTAGACGAACTCTACGACAACGTTCAGTTGAAAGAACTCTCCGTCACGACCGACCTCGTTCAACCTCACGTTACGGAACCACACTCCCCCTGGAGTTGCGATACCTTCGAAGGCGTCGGACACCACCTTAGCCAAATCGTAAGCCTCTTGCAAGCCTTTTCCACTTGGCGTAAACAACTGAACAGTAATAAATCCTGTTCTGTTGAATGTGCGTTGATTGTTGCCTCCGAAGGCTCTTTGGCCACCAGAAGCATGATTGATGAAAACATTCGCCCACGGATCATCTTCCCTGGGCCTCTGTTTGCGAACATCTTGGTAGGATACTGGATATCCAGTAAGATCCCACTTCGCCTTGAACTTGTCGAGCATCTCATCTTTGGCTTGTTTATATGTGAGGCTCATCGACGAACTCCCACAAAAGCCAAAAGAGTGACATCACCAGGACGAAGAACCTGCATCCCGATGATACCCCATCTTTCAGTTCGATCAACGACTTTGGTGTATTCTCGGAGGTCAACCTCTCCTTGGGCAACGATGATGATTTCCTCACTGAAAGTGACGAGATCTTTCCATTCAGTTCCTTCACCGAGTGCTGTCAAACCAAATTGGCGAACTGTATTGGGAGGAACGAAAACACCTTTGAGGTCGATCGTAGTTTCACCAGCGACAGGGCCATTCCAAGGACGATCAGAATCTGCCGGAGTCTCATTCAATTTGACGAACGAAATCGACCGACCATTCTTGTTGATCAGTCGAAGAGCAGTCGCTGCGAGACGATTATAGTCAACCACGAATAACGCCTCCTTGCCCTGAGCCCAAGAGAAGAGAGGTAAGGATTCGGTCAGCAGCAGGATAAACCGGAATTTTCACTGAAGAAGAGAATTTGTAGGATTCAGTGATAGGACCGACAACCTCTGTCTTAGAGGTGACGTTCACAACAGTCGAGTCGGGATCAGCCATCAAAGGCAATGATACTGAACGAACAGCGTACTCCGCGACAGCTTGTTTCAGCTTGTCTGGGATGCCGAGGATCTCGTTGCCCTGTTGATCATAGGCATAGGCTCTCGGCCAGCACAGAGGCTGAAGGCCACCATCAGACCCGCCGCTAAATCCTGTAACTGTGACGTTTGTGGCCGGACCCTGGAGGACCGTCAGAGCGCCGCTGGAGCCTTGCGCCTTGGCGGTTAGGGTAAGCACCGCCCCTGCCAGCGTTGCCCCACCGTGGCGGCTCTGAGGCGTTCCGAGGCCATAGGCAACGCCAGCGCCAGCCGCCCCATTTATGGCCGCTCCGAGGTTCGCAGCAGTCAGCGCTCCTGAAGCACCACGAAGGACTTCATAGGCAGCTCCACTCAGAGACGTGACGAATTTGTAAGTGTCGTCACCAAGAACCAGAGTTTCGTTGGCACCGGGAATTCCCGTAAAGTTCAGACTCGCAGTGGCATAAGTTTCATCAAAGACCACTGATGGAAGACCTTTGAAACGAGGACCGAACCTCTTGTCAATATAGTCTGTCGCAGCGATAACAGCACCTTCTTTTGCAGAAGATGAAGATGCTGTCCAGCCGTTCTCATCAGCTCTGTTACGAGCAGAGAGATAGGCTGTCACATACGAGACTGGGACATAGGAATTCGCCCCACGGACCCCGACTCCAGTTTCGATGATGACAGCCATGTATCCCTCTCAAGCCATATGGCCTTCTTTGCTGATTACGGAGCGACGTAGCCCTGAGCGTTGACACGGACAGTACCAGCCACAGAAAGGTTGACGTTCAGGGCAGTCGCAGCCGTCGTGACAAGTTCTGTCGGGAACTCGAAAGTCACCGGAACGTTCACTGGAAGTGTCAAACGCCAGCGTTCAGTCGCACCGTCAAGAATGATCAGCTCTGTGGTAGCCGCTCCAGTGTTGATTGCCTGAAGAGCAGTGATGTGGTTCTTGAGACCAGCAGCAGCAGCGGCCTTGATAGCGACAGCGGTCGTCGTCGTGAGGGCAGCTGATCCATTCCACCCTGCTTCAGGAAGAGCATACGGCTTCATGATCGCTGCGCCGATCATTGTCATCAGCTGGGCAACAAGATCGCCAGTTGCTGACATAGCAGCGATGTTGGCGTTCGAAGCTCGGCCACCGACAGCGACAGGGTTCGGCATGGCAGCATCAACAGCAACAGTTCCACTGACACCAGTAGAAGTCATTGTGACAGCTGGAGTTCCCTGAATACGGACAGGAGCAGCACCAGCTTCATCACCGTTCGGACGCTGAAGGAATTCAACACGCTCACGAGCGAAATTGAAAATACGAATGAACGAGATGCGAAGATCAGTTCGTTTGATGATCGCGCCACCACCATTCGTCGGACCGAAGTTTGCTGGAGCGACAGTCGTTCCAATCGGTTCGAGTTCGAGCGAAGTGGTAACGATATTGCGAACTCGCCAAGCTCCATCAATACCGAGCGAAACGCCAGTGCCATCGACGGCTGCACCGTGAACGTTCACATAGTCGCCAATCAGGAGACCAGACCATGCCGCGCTGCCGACGAGAGTCAGAATTCCAGAAGCGACAGTCGCAGTGGAAATGGCCTGAGCAATTGCGCCCAGAGCGGAGTTGAGGTTGTTACCCTGAACTCGAGAAACGAAGCCACCGTAGGATGTCGCTGTGACAGCAGAACCCCAGATCACAGTGAAAGTGGTCGCATCGACAATAGAAGCAACAGCAGTCGCAGCAGTGAGGTTTGCAAAGTTCGTTTGGTCACGAACACCATAAGCAGTGATTACATCACCAGTCGTGAAGCCATGAGGAACATCAGTCACAACTGTAGCAGTGGTCGTACCACTTTTCGTGACGCTGACGATCCGTGCATTCGGGACAGTGAGACCCTTGTTGTTCGTAGCACGAACTCGCAACTTGTATTTCTTCTCAGGATCAGGAATAACCTGAGTACGGGTGACACGAGCGTTCGCAGCAGCAAGAGTGTCGACAGGAGCGTCAGACCACTGAATACGATCGGCCATCATCGCCAGACGATATTCATCAGTTGGCTGGAAGGCATAGGTGTTCGCAGCGTTGATTGCTTGAATAGAAGCAGTCGTTAGAAGAGTTACAGAATGGTTTCCGCCAACTGTACCACCACCGACATGATTGTCACCACCCTTTGATTTCACATAGAAGCTGGCCTGAGCAGCATTCGCTTGCTCGAAGATCATGCTCGTTCCGTTCGGAGCATAGCCCATTGCCGAACGAAGATATACGAAACCAGAGGTGAGAGGACCAGCAGTGACAGAAGGAATCGTTCCACCAGGACCAGCAGTCGCCGTGAACTGATTCGCTGTCGGGATCGTTGCGACAACCAGAGAAGGATAATTGAAACGACTGTCGCTCACTCCGAAGATGCCAATTCGCATCCCAGGTTTCAAACCATGAGGATTCGTTGTGTTGACAGTCAGCGTCGTAGTCGCTTGGGAAATTGACGAGATCGCAAGATCTGTGAAAGCTGTCAAAGGAGCCTCAGTCGACACAAGTTCGAAAGAGAATTCCTGGCCAAGAGTTCGCTGCGACATGTGAAGTCCAGCAGCGAGATCAAACGACATATCGAAAGCAGATACTGTCTCAACTTGCGACACAGAGCCAGCGGAGAGCGGATCTTTCGAAATGACGAGGTACGACGCTCCGAGAGAGTTACCATCAAGAGCGATGATATCGCCGGAAGCCTCGGTCTCAGTCCAGATCGCTCCTGGGGTGAAATCTTCAAACGCTTCACGGAACTTTCCATAGACATTGAAAGATTTGACCGGAAGCGGATTGGTATCAGTGATGACTGTCATGGCGCCCTCATATAGAGTTTTTGCGACGACAGCAGATCATCAAGATAAGCATCTTGGAATTTGATGCGCTCGTAGACAACGCCGTCGATGATTTTCTGAGAAAGCTCGCGAACGACTCTTTTCTCACGATTAGCATAGAGCGCAGCTTGAAGACGCGCTCTTACCCGAGGATCAGGATCATTCAATCGTGCGTAACGGGCCATCACCCTGATCCTCGGTTAAGTTACTTCATAAGAGGGCGATTCGGCCGATTCACGCCGCGAGTGGTCTTACGAGCCATCGCTGCATCAAGAGGAGAACGACCTTCCAGTTCGCTGGGCTTGAGACCCTTCAAGACGGACTGACGAATACCCATACGTTCTGCACGAGCACGAGTCTGCGCTTCAATGTAAGCACGAGTCGCATCAGCATCCGAAGTGTTCGGGTACTCTGCTTTGATCCGCAACTTCACATAAGCAGAAGCAGTCTTGAGAGCAGCAGCCTGCTCCTTCAGTTCGTCCTGCTTTGTGGAATTGCGAGAAAGCTCTTCCTTGAGGCTGGCCTCGATATCTTCGAGGTCTTCCTTGTCCTGACCGTTCAGCCAAGCCAGGAATTCAGCAGCATTGAACTTCGTGGGAACAGAGACAGGCTCAGATTCAGGTTCAGGTTGAAGATCAACTTCTTCCTTGCCATCGTCACCCTCAGTCTCACCCTCGTTGAGCTCAGGATCGCTGAGATCCTGTTCCTGCTCCTGATCGGTGTCATCTTCATCGTCGACACCCTTTTCGGCCTTCTCACGATTGAAGTCCGGTGCCGCGTTGACGATATCTTGACGAGTGATCTTTTCGCCCAAGAGAGCAGAAACACTCTCAACCTTCGGAGCGCCATCAGCAGTCCACTGATCATCGTCCAGCGGATCGAGCTGAGCCAGCACTGCCTTGATCTTGTCGTTGTCAGCCATGCTGGTTCTCCTTAGTCATCGCCGAGAATGACGTAGACCAGAGTGATCTCGCCGTTCGCAGTGAGGTTGACGGTCTGGGAGTCACCGATGTCAGCGGCGTCAATCAGAACGTTGAGGTTGACCTCGAGGGATCCGTCAGTGTTGTCGAAGATCGCCTGAGTCGCATTCGCTGCACGAGTGCGAGGAGAGACTTCTGCAACAGCGACAGTGGTCGCAGTCGAGGGGATGATGTCCACTTCGTTGCCTGTCAAGCTGACATCAGCAGTCGGGTTCGTACCGACAGAGAAGTCACCGTTCCAGGTATCGATGAGGTTTGCGTCTGCACCAGAACCTGCAAGAGAGATGTAGGCGAGAGCGCCGAGGAACAGAATGTTACCTTCGGGGAAGTCACCGACAACGACAGTGCCGAAACCAGCAGCAGTCGTGACGGAAGTTACAGGAACAGTCTGATTTCGAATCACGACTGTCTGCTTGATGATCTCCTGTGCCTGTGCAGCACCCCGAGACATCGAGCGGGGAAGACCCTTACCCATGATGTTGCTCCTTTCGTGAGCTTTGAGGGAGGATCGGGTAGAGCCTCCCTCAGTTTCGGGATGCGAGGCTTACGCTTCGCGAGTCACGAGGCGAGCAAACTTGATCTGCTTGCGTTCGCTGTAGACGCGGTTCCAAGAAGCCGCTTCGTCCAGGTCAGCGCCAGCCGTACCAGTGTTCGCAGGACCACCGTTCGGAGGAGTGCCGATGAAGGCGTGACCGACCGGATGGACAGCCCATTCGACGCGAGAGTACAGGACTTCCTGACCGCCACCGTTGCCGCCACCAGCCTTGCGTTCGACTTCCGTCGGAACCTTGGGAGTGCCGACACCGAGACGAGTGGAGCCACCACCGAAGAGCCACGTGTCGTAGACGTTGCCGACACGAGGAACGTTATCATCGACGATGACTTCGCGACCCAGGAACGTCGGAATGTTGACGCGACCCTCAGAGTCAGGAATGAAGTCGATGAGGTTGTTCTTCTGCATCCGGTTGTAGACGACCGAGTGGGCGACGACAGCGGTGAGATCTTCCATCGAGTCGCCCATCGTGAGCGAAGCATCAAGGAAGGCCTCAGCAGAGAAGTTGGTCACACCATCGACGAACGCGCTGCCGGAGATGTTGTTCACATAGTCACCAGCATCGTTGGCGACGTTGTCAGCGATGACACCGTTCCAGGTTGCGATGAAAGCGGCCTGAAGACGACGAGTCCAGTAGAAAGCGACGCGGTCAGCGATTGCTTCCATGGGATCCTTGCCAGCAAGCGAAGCAGCAAGGTCAGAGCTCGACCAGGAATTGTTGCGGCTCAGACGAACTGCGATTTCCTGGGCCGACTGGATCTTCAGCGGGTTCGGAGGACGAGCGACGCCGCCAGGAAGCGAAGCATCGGCATCTGCGAACGGCACCGAGGTATCCGTGGAGACGCGCTCAGCATCATTGTCCAGATCGCGGAACGACGGGACGTTGAAGGTGAGACCACCACCAGTCAGGAGGTTGTCCATCGCAGCGTCACGGACCGCGAGGCCCGACTGGATGATACGAGCCTTCTGCTCGGTGAGTTGCTGGACGTAGGGAGTGAAAATCTGGGGGACGACGACGTCTGCCACCCGAGTCATGGGTCCGGTTGCCATTGAATTCTCCTTTCACATGGCTGGTTCAGGGAAAATCCGACAGCAGAACCCACGTTCATGGTCGGTGATGTGAAGCCCCTGCTCCACTGGGATTTGAACACTTGCACCATACGCTAAATCGGAGCATGGTGCAAGCGATATTTTTACCTTACTTTTTGGGAGACGGCTTCTGTCCGCCAACCGTCGTGCCAGCAGCTTTCGCGAGCTTGGACACGAAATCGTGACCCTTCTCAGTCAGCAGCTTGCCTTGTTCAGTCAACGACCAGTGCTCAGCCGAGAACGGGTTGTTCCCGGAATAGCCAGTCCCACCATTTCCGCCGCCAGCGCCACCGCCGACACTCTCCGGCCACCAATGGGGACGGAGCTTCTGCATTTCCTTGGTCCATTCCTTGACACTGAGCCCAGGAGTGAGACCGTCAATTCCGGCCTTCGTGACGAGCTTGCCATCGGCGTCTTTTTCAAGCATCACCGAAGCAGCCATCTCCATGTCGGGGATAGCAGTGACATGAACCTTGGATTCAGTCGCAGCAGCGCGAACAGCATCGTTGCGATCACGAGCTTCCAACTGGCCTTTGAGAGCGTCACGCTCTTTCTCGGCGTTGGTCTTCTCGCCTGTGAGAGTTTCAATCTGGCGCTGAAGAGGACCGGTCTTCTGGGACAGACGCCCTTCGACCATTTCGTTCAGCTTCGCTTCATCGAGCTTTCCGCCAGCAGCAGCCTCGAGCTCCTTGATCCGATCCAGTTGGGAGAGGACCTCATCGGCCTTCAGCTCGCCCCACGGTTTCAGTGCCTCACGCGCCTTGGCGTGATCTTCACGTTCCTTGCGGAGCGCTTCCTGCACCGTCGAGACATCCTTCTGGGTCTTCATGCCGGTAACACCTGACAAGATCACCTTGCCGTCCGAGCCGACTGTGAAGAGTTCGTTGAACACGGCGTCACTGCGAAATGCTTCAGGCAGTGCGTCGCGATTATCGTATTGGAGTTCGATTGCCATCTATTTGGTTTCCTTCTTTGTCGGGTCACCCGACTTTTTATCCGAGGGACCATTCCCTGGATCTTGTTGTGGAGCTCGGTCTCCGCTCTCGCTACGCTTGAACGGACCTTTCTCCTCTTCCTTGGCTCGCTTCTCTTCTTCTTCGAAGGTGAGCTTGGTCAGGCCACGATCAACAGCAACCTGATGAAGCGAGCGGGCTGAAATCGGGTAACCCAGATTCCGCGCCGTTTGCATTTCGACCATATTCTGGCCAGTGAGAGAGTGATCACCGAACTCGAGGTTAGGTTCAACCTGAACTTCTTCAGGATTGGCTCCAACCCATTCAGCACAGACACGCAAAATCTGCTGAAGACCAGCCGCCCCTGTCAGAGCAATCTGGTTCAAGTCAGCAGTACGAGCAGCGATACGAATATTCAAGCTCGTGCCTGACTCGCGCTCGCGTGACACAGTGTCGAGTGACTGAGCGCCCATCGAACCAGCAATTTTGCGATCATTTTCGAGAGATTCACGTTGCTCGGACAGACCATCGCTCTCAACACCGATATATTTCGCATCGCCACCCATCGGGACTTCAATGCGAGAGCCAGCTCCAGTGCGAATTGTCTCGCTCTCATCTTGGGCACCACCGACAATGACCAAAGTGTCCTGTCCCTGCATGAAAAGGTTCTGCCGATAGTCAGCCTCACCACGATAAATCGTCATGCAGAGGTTGCCGAGGTCCATCAACGGAGGTTCATCGGTATCAGAAACCAGATCAGAGGCATTGATGATGACAAAAGGAATCTTGCTGAGAGTTTTTCCACGAATACTCGCGGCTGTCAACTTGTTCTCTTCAAAAGCTGGCGACTTTTCTTCAAAGACGCCGAATTTATATGCACCCTGAGGCTCATTCTCGTCAACAGTGCCAAGAATGAGCACACGATACTTCTCTTTGATCTGCCATCCGAACGAAAGATTGGAACGCTCGTACTCGCTCTCATCAAGAACGACGAAATTCAGAACCTGAGGAACCAGACCATTGACAGTTCCGTCATCCCAATTGATTAATCGCTCAGCTGAATAGGAGGCGATATATGGGAGAGGGTCAGAGGTCTTCGTTGCAATGTCAGCGAGGAGACCTATACGACCAGTCAGGAGCTGTTCCTGATTGATCCGGCGAAGAAGCTGAGGCATTGTCTCGCCCTTGGACGAGCGGATATTCTCGAGTTCCTTCGGCAACTTGATCTTCGGTGGCTGCGAGTGCATCATACCGATAGCAGTCTGCACCGCCTCACGAACAAAGTTCGGGAAACGAGCTCTCTTCAGGTAGGCTTCATAAGCGAGCCATCCCGGCTGAGTGCTTTGCTGCATCCCATCGGCGATCTGACCAGAAGTCGCAGGAAGATAAATGGTCCGCTTGCTCTTGACCTGCCGCTCTCCTTGATACGCATCGCGCATCTGCACCCAATTATCCCATTGGATGGAATACTCCGGATGTTTTGAGGAAAGGTCAGTAGTGCTCATACCATGATTCCGAACCCTGAGGGATTATGAAAAACGACAATACAGTACCGACGGAACTTTGGCAAGGGTAAAGTTTCGTCGACACGTTAATAGTGACCAGTCGTCGACCCACTGCTCGTCATCATGCCAGAAAAGCGAACACGATACCGAGTTTCGTCAGCAGTGTGATCTTCAGTCTCTGTGTTGACATCATCCGGATCATCCTCATCTCTGGGCAGCACTGGCACTGTCCTGATCCAGTTGTCACAGGTATCGAAGATGAACAATCCTGGTCGTTCACGAGGCCCAAGAGGAGAGGGAGACGCGTTCTTGAGCATCCGGCGCATTTGGTCCCAGCCAGTTACTCGAGAGCCAGCTCGTTTGTCGGCGGGAACCCATTTCACTCCCTTGTAGACGACACCATCATCCATGCGGACACGGTTGATCATATCGGTCGCGATGCAGTTGCCATTTTCAGCACTGAAGATCTGGCTGTCGGCCACTCCGGGTTTCACTCTGCACCAAGTCGGGTTCGTTGGATCTCGCCAGCCCCATTTGACCTCTCGTTCCACGATACCGCGAGCAATATCTGTCGCGAGGATGCGGAGCCCTTCATTGGGCTTCCCTGTCCAACCATACCACTCGGCCACTCGGAACAGATCTCCACGGACAGTCGAGCGGAAGCGACCATCCGGAAGGCGAACGTCCTCGCCGTTGCTGACTGCCCACCATCCAACTGAGAATGGTTTGGATGAGCCCCAATCGAAGGATCTGTCGATCCTCCAATTTGGTGGAATAGCGAACGGCTTGACGATATTGTAGTCTGCATCCCAGACATCGTCGAACATGCCGCCGCTGACGATGTCCCACGAACCTTCGAGCCATGCCTTCTTCTCAGCTTGGTTACGAGCGGAAGCAGCCAGCTTGCTGATGTAATCAGGATCGCTCTCGAGCAGGATCTTGTTCTCGTCCAACCGACTGAAGATCGAGAGGCGAGCTGGCTGGAGCCGACCCTCCTCGTCAACGAGGTCCTTGCGGACCTTCATATTCAATCGGTCAGGCAGGAAGCGGGCCTTCACCCAATTGTGTCCAGGGCCATACGGGTTCGTCGTCGCCCGAACCATACGAGGCATCCCAGGAGTGGAAGAACGGCAGCACGAGAACATTCGCTTGAAGCCCTCGTCAGTAGCCCAATTGCAGAGCTCTTCCCAGCCGATCCAGGGATACTCGTGACCGTGATAGTTCCAGTAGTCGTCAGCCTTCTTGAACTGACGGAGCAGAAGCTGTTCTCCAGTCGGCCAAGTCCACACATGCTCCGAGTGATTGAACTTCGCCTGAGGCCAGATCTGCGGGAACCATTTCTTCGTCTTCGTGATAACGTCCGTCAGCTGCTTGTATGTCTGCCGGAACAGAATGCCCTTCCAAGCCGAGCCAAATCCTCGCCCTGTGAACATGCCAAACGACATGAGCAGACAGTCCGTCTTGCCGCCGCCTCGGGTTCCCTGATACAAAACCTCAAAGATAGGATGAGAGGCGAGGAAGGCTTCCTGACTCCCAGCCTGTGGTCGCCAAATGACATTTGTCGGATACGGGAGTGTCTGTGCGTGAATGCTCATTCGTCTTTCCTAAATCCGAAGTACATGTGACGACGAGTTCTCATGAACCTCGCGTACGATACTTGTTTCTTGTTCGAAGAATCCAGAACTCGTCCAGCTTCAACGACGATCGCGTGGTATCCTCCACGATTGTTCACACTTGGAACAGAGGCGATGAAAGGCTGCTTCACCGGAATAGGACGTCTCGTACGAAGACGACTGTAGACCCTCATGTCAAACTCGTATCCGAGATCGTACAGAAGCTGAGCGACGTCCATGCCATACTTCCCGTTCGGCTTGAACCCTCTCTGCTTCGCAACCTTCAATACTCGCGAGTATGGTATCCTCGTGACCATCGCAACCGAGGCGATAGAGCAGTCGTTTGTGAATCTCATCTTTACGAGGCGAGTCATCACACCTCGCGTCCAAGAATATGGTCTCGGGCTTTCTCAATCAACCAGAGGGAGTCTTTCCGCTCCATCCGAGAGGAGCGAAGAATGAAGTTCCCTTCGGCATCTTCAAACACGATCAGCACCGAGGTTGGAGCCTCTCGAGCAACGAGTCCGAGGGCTTCCTGAACCGTCATTCTTTCATGACCACCAAGTTCAACCAACTCTGCTTCTGTCTGTCTTTGCCCCATAATCAAACCCTCTCGTTTGACTATGGATGATTTCACAGATCAGACGTTCTTGCAAGCACGAATATTCGGCTGTCCGAGCCCAAGAGAGGAGGAAGGATCCCTCCGAGGAAACTCCGGAAAGGACCGACCGCGCGCCTCTGGTTCTCAAAAAGGCTGGTAGCTCATCTTCTCATCTCATTTTTAGCTATTCGCAATCCTAAGGAGCGTGTCCGCATGGCAACGGGAGGGGGAGCACCAGCAAACGAGATCTTTGCCTCTCAACTCTCGCTGGGCATCTCTGATCATCGCAGGGTCGGACATGATCATCTGCTCATGGAGCGCGATCACTTCGTCGCGTGAACCATCACGACCAATCTCGAACAAGTTTCCCCACTTACTCGGCCTTCCCACGTAGACACTGTTCGGTGGGAACTTGCCGACTTGCTTTGCGTTGAGTACGCGAGGAGGATTCTCATTCTGCATTTTGCGAAGCCCTATCGTTCTTTATTGCTGTCCAGGTTGATGGGCACGGGACCACTCCCGGTGGCCGTCCCTCGACGGCCGTTGATGGGGTGGGGTGGGGGGGAGGGACCCGATCGGGTGACCGAGTCCCTCGTGTCCTGCTCAGGCGGCCTGAGTGCTGACCTCGGTGGTCTTGCCCTTGGCCTCCCATGCCTTGACCGCTGCATCATACTCAGCGTCGGTCG